TGGCTGCGGGGGTCACGGCACCGGCCTCCTGATCTGCGGCCGCTCGCCGAAATACCGGCACGAGGTGCAAACGGCGAAGCCATCCAGTTGGATCGCGGACAGGACATAGCAGCCGCACTCGGTGCAGGCAAATTCTACGCCGCCGTCAGGGCGCTGGAGGATGACATCGGCGGGCTGGACCTCGGCGGAAAATGGGAGTGGTTTCAAGGTCATCGCGGCGGCTCCGGAAGCGGCATACAATGGGTCGCATGTTGTGGAGGTCCAGATTGCCCGTAAGCATCTGACCAGCCACCAGAAACATTCCTATAGGCCAGCCCAATGCTCCATATTCCTTCGCGAGGATAGGCCCATATGAACATCTGATCTCTCGGCGCGCTCTCGATCGGCCGCCACGGCTCGGGCATGGCCGCGATCGCAGCGCGGGCGAGCGTTTTCATCATATCCTCGTGTGCAGGAAGGTTGCCCTCGTGACAGGCATATTCACCGGCTTTGTCAATCGCCCGCGCCACCCGCTCGACCTGATCCTCGTCCGCGGTCATCGTTCTTCGCTCCGTTCCGCGCGCTCTATGAGCGGCATGAGGCATAGGCAGATCAACAATCCGAAAATGGCCAGCAGGCGGTTCATGGCGCAAACCTCATGGAATGGCTGAAAGCGTCGGCGCCGCAACGGGAGCAAGTCGAACTCCAGCCGCTGGCTTTGCTCTCATCTTCGCCCTCTTCGAGCCCAAGAGGAACCTGTGGGCCATCCCAGACATGCTGGCATGGGCCATCAGGGCAGGCACAGTAGCAGCCGTGCTGGTGCGAGGCGTGAAAGGTGGTCGCAGCCGGGTCCCAACCGTGCTCCTTGCAGACCTGGGCGACCATGGCGGCGATGCTCTCATCGCGCTTGCGGGCGAGGTCGGCGAACTCTTCATCGGTGGGGCGGGGTTTAGTCATGGCAGGTGCGCCTCTCTCCACAGCACGCGGCCGTCCGACGTGGTGGTGCTCTCGACGACCTTTCGGGCCGCCATTTCGTTGAGGATGTTGACGATCCGGCCCGGCGGCTCATTGAGCAGGTTGGCCATGCCGTCGGCGCTGACCGCGATCGGATAGGCGCGGCGGATCATGGCGCGGATGTCTCGCTCGAGGCTGGCGGTCGTCTCAGTCTGCTCGGTCATGGTGGTCCTCCAAAAGTGTCATCTCGTGAGATATCTCGCTCTTGTCTCACAGTCGTCTCTCAAGGGTTCCGGGCACAATCCACACGCAATCGGTCGCCCCAACCCACGATCGAAAATGGAAATGCGTCGGCGGCACGTAGAGCGGCTCGTCTCCGTAATAGTGGACGTAGTGAGGATAGGGCTCGTCCAGCAGGTCGAAGAGGCCGACGTGATAGACCGGGGATTTCACTACCTCGACAGCCCATGGCGGTGGGGGCACCCATCCCCCGCTAAAAGTTACCATTTCACTCTCCATCCCACGTCCAGCACCAGCTGCTGAACTCCTCGTTGAAGGTGTAGCGGCCAGCGCGGGTCCGAGTTCCCGCCGGCGCGCTCTGGGCGCCTGGGAGCGCCCACTTGGTGTCGCGGTCGACCAGCACCGGGAAAACCGGGGTGGCGTGAGCCATGGGCTTGCGGGCCCAAGGGCCGTCGTCGCAGAGGCCGTGGAAGATTTTGGGGCGGTCGGTCATTCGGCTGCCTCCGCAATAGTCGGCCGGAACGTCGCCGCGATGTACCGGCTCAGCGGAAGCGGAATCTTTGCTATCATTGCAGCAGCTTGCTTTCGCTTCTTGCTTCCAGATCCAGCAGAGGCCATTGGGTCACGTTTCCAGTTGCGACCATCCGGGTTCTGACCATGGCCACTCGTGGTATTGTGAGCGACCTTGAACCAAGATCCCCCGCCGTTTTTGATGTTCCTGTCGACACTTTCAGATTGAAACGATCGTCCACTCCCATCGAACCGGAATCCTGGGTTCTTCGTACCCTTCAGAGTAATTGGCATCAGCGCAGGGACATCACCCCAAAGATAATAGCTACCGAAGTTCCAGCGAGCTCTTCCGACCCATGGCTGCGCACCGCGCACGTTCTCGACGATCAGCGGGATATGCCTACCTGCTGCTTCGCACGCCTCGCGCTGGATACGGAATTGTGCATTGAACAATTCCATGCCGAGCACTGGAGGTCCCAAGGCTTTGGCTCGTTTCCATGGCATGGCGCGGTAACTGAACTCCTGGCATGGGCTTGAGCCGACGATCAGGGCAGCGTTGCGAAACTGCGAACCGTGCAGCGTCCGCACATCTTGCACTACGAGCTGCGCCGGATAGCGGTGTTCGCCGTAAACATGCTGCTCGATGTCGAAGCCGATCACATCCCAGCCTTCGGCGAGCAGGCCATCCGACCAGCCGCCGAGACCGCAGAACAGATCAATGGCGAGCGGCTTCCTCACGACGCGCTCTCCCTGAAAAACAGCCGGAAGATGCCAGCGATCGACCACCGATGCTCTCCGCAGCCGCCAGCGAGGGCCACGGGCGGATAGGAAGAGGAGGTGCCGTCATCGTGCAGGAGCGGCGGATAGCGGTGGCACCAGCCCTGCGGGATCTCGGCGAAGGGCTGGCGGCCGCGGACGAAGCGGCAGTTGTCGCAGCTACGCCGCACGTTCCGCCTCCTTGCGCAGTTTCCGGCGATACCAGCCATGGCGCAGCAGCGCCTTCTCGGGGATGATACGGGCCTCGTCGGGAGGGTCGCGGCGCGGCCCACAGCCATCGGCCCAATGGAAGGCGCCGACCACCGGCGACCAGGCGAAGCGGCGCGTCGGCACCTCGTAGACCGGCCGCCAGCCCTTGGTCGAGTGCAGCTCTTGCACGCGATAGGCCATGGCGCGGCCGGTCAGGTGCGAGATGACGCGACCGAGCACGACGGCACCGACGATTTTGCCTCCGGTCATGATGTCCATCCCATAATCTTCGTCTTCAGAAAGTTGCCGATCTGAGCCATCGCGTCACAGTGGATTTTGTTCACGCCGTAGGTCGTCATGTGTTCGCCGCCCTTGATCTCGTTCGTGGCGGTCTCGCCGACACCGGCAGGGCGATCGACTTTGCGCGCGTAGATCATGACCTGATCGTAGCCATAGACTTCGGCGATATGGCGAGCCGCGCTGATCGGGATGGGTTTCATGGCTCATCCCCCACGGTTACGAGCATTGGCGGCGGCACGTCGCCGAGAATGCGGACGTGAACTTTGGCGCCGGCATTGAGCCGCGCCAACTCGTCCGGCGTCGGCTCCCAGGCCGTCACCATGCTCGGGGTGATGCCGTTTACCGCACAGTTGATCGGCTCGTCTCTCAGCGGCAGGCCGCGATACCCCTGGCTCGCGCCGACGGTGCGGGTTGCACCTTCGATGTGGGCGATGATCATTTCAGCGTTTCCCCGCTTGAAAATCCTTGGTCTTGAGCTTGATGATGATGCGCTTCATCCGCTGGTCGAATAGTGGTTCGATCGGCCGAGCGACGATGCCCTCGGCCATGCCGGTGCCAATCTGACTGGGAAACGGCGTGCGGACATGCTCGACAATTTCATCAAGCGTCATACGACCGAGATAAGGAACGACATCGATCCCGAGTTTGCTGGCGATTTCAGCAATCGCCGTGCGATCCAACCACCATTTGCCGGCGACCATCACGTCAAACAGGATGAATGCTTTGTCGGTGCGATAGAGACCGCCACCCTTCTGGATGCCAGCGCCATAACCCTCGCCGTAGAGAACAGCATCAACCGGCGCGGCAGGATCAAGCCAAAGCGCCGATTTGAGTAAGTCTTGCTGGAAAGTTCGGATCAGATATTGGATCAGATCGGCCGGAATCTGTGCTGCATCGGTTCGACCACCGAACGAAACCTCGCCAGCTGCCGATAGGCTGACGCGAATGTTGGTTCCGTCGATCTTTTCGTCAACGTCCCATTCGCGGATCGTGCCAAGCACAGGGGACTTCAGCGCCGTTCCGACGACGAAGGTCTTCGGATCTCGCTCGAACAAAGTTTCGATTTTGTGATATTCGCTCATTGCACCCTCCGTTTGAATTCTCCCACACCGAACTCGCGCGCGACCGCCGACAGCACGTTGGCCACGTCGGCGCGGTGTTCGGCCGGCGGCTCGCGGTCCTGGCAGCACAGAAAATCGAGCCAGTCCTTGGCGTAGTTCCGGCCCGTGACGTGATCCTTGAAGCGGTCGAGAACGCGCATCAGACGCCGGTATTGCCGTTTGGCGTGGCGTGCATCGCTCTCGTATTCCTCGATCGTGTCGTTGTTGATGCGGCGCTCGATCTCTTCGTCCTCGGATTTGGTCGAGGGCTCGAGGTTGGCCGAGCGCGGCGAGCGGGCGATCGGCGGCATCGTGTAGCGCTCGAAAGCGCGGACGATATCGCCGTAGCGGCGCCCGGCCATGCCCTGAGTTCGGGTGAGGTGGCCGAACAGAACCCAGCGCGTGACCGGGGCGACCAGCGCCGGGTTCTTGGCGAACTTGGCCACCTCTTCGTCGTAGGCCGCCGTGACGCGCTTCCATAGGATGTTGGCGGAGTCGCGCTGGTGGCGGCGCCGCCCGCGGGCCTGGCCGCTCCCGCGATTTGGTTTTGTGGCGCTGATCGGCTTCAATTGTTCGTTCACGGGGGCCTCTGTGTGCATGGTGGTTACTTGCGCTTCGGTGCGCGGCGTTTCTTGACGATCTTCTTCCGCTTCTCTGGCGGCCAGAACTTCGGCGGCTTCTTTTTCGATGGCCGCTTCGGCTTCGGGAACGTCTTGGTGCGCGTGTCCTGCGGAACCGACCAACAGACCTCATGAGCGAGATTTTGCGCGGCGCCAACAAGTTCCAACATACGATTGAATCCGGTGTGCCACATATTGATCGGTTTGCCGTCCTCGCCGATCAGCACCAGGGCGACCGCGCGCGGCTTGAACAACAACGCGCGCTTGAGGATGTCCGAGGCGGTGACCTCTGGCGGAAAGGCCTTCTTCTTACGGGCGGCGCGGCGCATTCTTCCCCTCCTCGGTGTAGCCGGCCTCGCGCAGCGCCTCGACGACGCGGGCGAGCGTGTAGCCGGACAGGATCCACGTCTTCGGGAGCGGCTTGCCATGGCGCTCAACATGGGCGACCTCGCACAGCAGGGCCGAAACGACGTTGATGCGGTTGATCTCGTAAATCGATTGCAAGCGCCGAGCAGTTTCGTCATCCGCCGATCTCCGACCGCGAGTCTTTGCGTCGATGATCTGGGCGCGCAGTGCGGTCTCGAACTCCTGCAGGTTCTTGCGCGGATGGGCGAGCTTGTGCAGGTGCTGGATCTCGGATTCGGAGATGAGCGGCTGCTCGGCAGTATCCTGGCCCGCGCCAGCAATTGCGCCGCGCTGCGCCGCTTCCGCGATCCCGTCGATCGTGCGCTCGATGGAGTTTTGGATAGGCGGACGCGGCGGAATCCGCGCTGGAACCCAAGCGGGCCGGTGCGCGGCTCGGATGTCGCGCCGCAGTTGCGCGGCCTCGGCGCGGAGCTTCCTGGCCAAAACCTTGTTCTTGGTCTTGGCCGCCTTCCGAATCAGTGTCGATGGGGATGTCAAGGTGATCTCCTGTTGCGGTTGCGGGTAGACTGTAGTTATCAACTCGTTAAGGTCAATTGCACCAGCCGGGCGTCTCGATCTTCGCACGCATCGACGGAAGGCATTTCGCACAGCATCGTCCGGCGAAACCGACGCGCTCCGTTTCGATGTCATCCGCCTTGCAGTAGTTGCAATGCCGCGTGAGCGCCTCGATCTTCGCGAAGTCGTAGGTCGCCGGAGGGTTGATAGCTAGACCATCCGGTCCCCAGATGCTGACCTGGGCCTCGTACTTCCACTTTCTGGCCTTCTGATCTGAATTGTCGCGTGACAGGACCATCATCTTGAATCCGTCGCGTTCAAGGCTGGCGGCGCGCTCAATGCTCTCGCTGCCATAGGTCGGCCGGATCGACCAACCATCGGTGGCCGCTGCGTCACGGTAGGCGTTGACGGCCTGCCAGCGGGCGATATCGTTTGTGAAACCGAAATCCATCGCGATCTCCAATGTGCATTATGTGGTGTTTAATTCAAGCTCTGCGGGAAACCTCGATCCGGGGTTTTGCCTTGGGCGGCTTCGCAGCCATCTTGCCCTCGAAACGCTTCTGCCACGCCTCAAGCCAGTCGGCGGCGAGGGTGCCGCGGGAGAGGTGGCCGTTCTTCCATTCGTCGAACCATTGGGCCACTTCCTGCGATGACGCGCCAGCATGCATGCAGCGGCCGATCTCGGCGGCGGACAGGAAGAAATCCTCGGGGATCGGCGCGAACGGAAGGTCCTCGTCCTCATCCTCGTCGACTTCGGCGGTTTGCGGATCGGGCGCGGGCGGCGGCGGAGCGCCGATGTATTGCGTCGTGGTCTCGACGCGCGGCGCGCTGGTCAGGTCCGGAGCGTCGTCGCCATCGGTCTCGACCTCAGAGAAGGTGAGGGGCTTACGATCACCAACAACATGAGCCAAGGCTGCCTCTATCGTGGCTGCCGCCGATCTCGGCTTCCGGCCGCCCTTCTGCCCATTGACGACGGAGCGGGTCCGCAGCGCTTCGCGGTCGGCAAGGTCCTTGTCGGCGCGGGCGTGGTGCCAGCGCTTGTCGGCGCCAAAGGTGAACAGCGGCTCGATTTCCTTCCACACTGGCTCGGCGTCGATCTCCGGAAGGCCGATGATGTTGACCAGGGCCTCGCCCGGCATCGGGCCGTTTTCGTAATAATCGCAGAGGATGCTGACGTAGGCGCCCTTGGCCTCCAGCGACATGCGCCGCGTTTCCTTCAGGAACTCGGCGATCGGTATTTTGAACCAAGTCAAGCTCACTTCGGCTTCTCCCATTTGTTGCATGCGGGCGAGCGCGTCAGGACATCGGTCCTTCTTCCGCCGGTATGACAGGCGCGAGTTAGATCGCACTTTGCCCACCGACGCCCATGCGAGATGTGTTCGCACGACCCGCACGTCTCGCCGGCCGGGCCTGTGCCTGGAGGCGCCGCATAGCCATTCGCCTTCACGTAGTGTTTGCCGCGCACCGGAACCACGACGGTCTCGCCGCCCATGGTCCTGAAGGTGAGTTGACCGGAATCCTTCATGTCGCGATCTCCGGTTTGCGGCGATACATATAGCGGAAACGGTTCGAGTTCTGCTCCGCTTCCTTGCAGCGCTCGACGGTGCCGGCGTCGCACATCGCGCGGAGATGATTACGGAGTGAGATTTCAGACCACGTGTTGATCTTCAGCCAGATTTCACGGCTGCCTTGCCATTCGGAGGTCAGGCAATCGAGGATTTTGTTGCGGTCGACAAGATCGGTGCGCATGATCGACTCCCGGCTGTGAGGGCGGCCTGTGAGAGCCGCCCTCTGTGAAGCTTCAGCGCTTGCCGTAGACCAGGGTCAGACCGGTGTCGAACTGCACGCGCGACGCCACGCGCTGGAAATCGGCCTGCCGGATGTTCTCGGCGCGAACCATCTTGTAGCCGAGGTGCAGCGCGCCGTCGTCGATCTTGCGGCGCGTGAAGCACTTCACTTCGACCATCGGCTCACCAAAGTAGACCGGGATCATGAGCGTGAAGATGACCGGCAACGCGATGTTGTCGCGGGTCGAGACATCACTGTCCTTCTGGTACTCGATCGACACCGTATCGCCCATGCGGACCGATGAGCGGAACTGCGAACCGCTCTTCACCTGGAGATCACGACAGAGTTCGAGCAGCTCGGCGCCGTCGGGAACGATAACGTCGATGGCATTCTCTTCGAGGAACGAGGCAAAAGTCTCGTGGCCCATCAACTTCTCGTTGCCACCGGTCCACGTCTGCCATTCCTTCGAGAACGGCATCGAGAGCGTTGCCGTGTGGACGCCGAGCCGCGCCCCGGTCTCACCTTCGTCATTGGACTTCGTGTGATAGTCGATCGCGCAGACGATGCGGTTGGCGTCGATGTCGGCGAACAGCATGCTGTCGGCATTCTTGAAGCGCTCGGCATACTCGATCAGGCTGCCGGAAGTCTGGACAGCGATTTGCTGATGGACGACCTTCGGCATTGCCACGTTGGCAGTATGCGGAAGCGAAATGTCCTGCAGAGCGAATCCGCCATTGCCGACCGGCAGCGCGACGAACTTGCGGCCGTCGGCGCAGTCCATGACGACGGGAACATGGTGGGTGGCCTCGACAAGCTTCTTGATCTCGGTGGTTTCAGACATTGGATCTCCTGTTGCGTTGAAGATTGAATTTACGCGGTCGCGGTCTCGGCGCCGCGGCCGATGCGGGCGACGTTGGCCTCATCAAGCTGGCGCTGACGCTCGGCTTCCTTCTCCTTGCGCTCAGCGTCGGCTTCGGCCAGCAACTCCAACTGCCGCGGATCGGTCTTGGAGAACGCGAGGTGGTCGAGATCGTGATAGATCAGCGCCTTCTTGCGATCGGGCGACGGCGCCGTGCACGTCGGCGTGCAGGTGACGGTGAGCGCGAGTTCGTCGTTCTTGTCCGGCGCGATATCGAACGCCAGCGTGACCTTACCCTTCTTGCCGGTCGCTCGGACCGCCTTCATGACGCGGTGAAGCATCTCGGTCGCTTCTTCGATGGTACCACAGCGCTTCTCGTTGAGTTCCATCAACCCGGTGATCGTGCGGGTTCGTGCATCCTGTACCTGCATGGCTGGGGTAGCCTCCTACGTGGGTTTGATTTGGGAATGACACCATGCTCCCGTTGAAGTTGATTTGGCAAGGAAGATTCAGTTATCCACCGGCTTTCATCAGCTCCGGGTAGACGAGATCAAGCATTCCCATTTCCTCAAGCCTGGAATCAGCCTCTTCGATTGTCATCTTGGAGTTTTTGAGATCGGCCGCCATTTTTTTGCATTCCTTGTGAACCCATAATGCTCGGCTTGAGGCAAAGCTAAGTCCTGAGAGCTGCAACAACCTTCGCATTTCTCGGTCTGTGACCTGAAGCGGGTTGTTCATCATTCCGCTCCAGCCGATGTGCTTCGCTTGCTCTTTGCCCACGCGATATTGCGGGCCTTGATCCAAAGGGCGACCCCTGGCGACAGTTCCTTCGCCGGCTCGACCCACTCCATGCTCCGATCAGGGAATTGACCGAATTTGTCCTTGAACTTCATGGCTGCCCAGCCGAGCTTGTAACCGTGGTCGAGCGCATAGCCCTTGAGTTCGGCGAGGAAAACTATCTTCTCGGAAGAACTCCACGCCCTTTTGCCAGCGACCTTTGTCAGCTTGCCGGGCACAATCTCCACCAACTCGCCGTCACCCTCGGCGATCGAACACACGGGCTTCATTGGATTTCCGCAAGAGGGACAGACCTTTGACCCAACTGGTACCAAGCACGCACAAACCTTGCATTCCCGGGGAAGAGGATTTTTCTTCTCTTGCGCCTTCGCCTTGATTGCTGATTTGCCGTCATCAAGGTGCTCGTGATGAATGTCCGTCACGAACCCGAGCTTCGCCGTCGTGTCGGAATGATCGAGGATCAGCGCATAATCTTTCCCGGGCGCCGTGCGCAATGCCCGGCCGATGATCTGGACAAAGAGCATTTCCGAGCGCGTCGGTCGCGCCAGCACGAGGCAACGGACATCCCAATCCACTCCGGTCGTGAGCGTCTGGATATTCGAGACCACGCGGAAGTCTCCGTTATGAAACTTGCGCTTGATCTCGCGGCGCTCATCCGCGGTCGTCTCCGCGTCCTGGTAGCCGCAACTGATCCCGGCGTGCTCGAATCGCTCCTGGATCGACTTCGCGTGCGCCTTGTCGACGCCGAACACTAGGGTCTTGTCTTTGCCCCACTGCTGTTGCCACGTCCGGATGATATCCGCCGTCAGCTCGCCACCCTGCATCGCTTGGCTGAGTTGGCCCTCGTGATAATCCCCAGCTACCGTCTTGACGCCGGTCAGGTCGGGGTGACCAGTGGCAAAGACACGAAATTTTGATAGGTAACCCTGCTCGATCAGGTCGGCGGTCGTCGCCGCGATCAGCAGGCTTTCGAAGTACTTTCCCAGCCCTCGCGGCCAAGGGGTGGCCGAGAGCCCGATCATCGGGACGCTGGCCCAGGCCGGATCGGTCAACCATTTTTTGTGCGCCTCGTGAAGCCGGTGGCATTCGTCAAACATCACCGTTTTGGCCTCCGGAAAGGCGCCTCGGGCTTGGATGGTCTGGATGGAACAAATTTGAACCGGTTGCGACCAGTCAGTCATTTCGTGATTCGCCTGGATTACCCCAATGCCCCTGATACCCTCTGCGTAAAAGCTTTCCACGGTTTGGTCGACCAGCGATATCGCAGGGACCACAAATGCCGTCCGGTTGCCCTTGGCTTGGGCGCTCTCGACGATGGCGGCCGCCAGCTTGGTCTTCCCCGCCCCCGTCGCAGCCTGCACCACTAGCCTCCTGACGCCCGCCCGGACGCTGTCTCGGATGTTGGCCATAGCTTCGACCTGATACGGTCTCAATTCAGAAATCATTTTCGGGTTTCCCTCTATCCTATTACTACTACTGTATTCTTTCCTTACTGATAGACCTCTTCCTACCCCCCCACTCCCACCTCTCCCCCCTCATTGCGCAATTCGTGTGAGGCACGGCTCCGCAGTCTCCCAAAAGCCGGGAGAAAGAACAGAGCGGGGTGATGGGAGCGGCTGCACGTGCGCGGCTGTGCATCCAGACCGGCAATTTTCCCCAGCAGCGCATCCGGTCAGGGTCAAGCCCTCACTCTGCGCCCGCCCCTCGCTGGGATAGTCGCGCAAAAGCGCAACCCAAGGGGGCATGGGAACTACATTTGCGAGATTGGGCTTGGAATTGTCGTCCTGAGATGCTACCTGTAGCGCCTCAGACCGACTGGCCACTACCAGTCTCGGTCTCGATCGATTGGTCCGGTAAACCAGTCTCGATCCAGCGCCGGCCCTTTGGAAGAGGAGCCGGCGCAACCTTTTTAGGGCCCCGCCGCGCGGGAAGCAAGCCCCAAGTTTACGGGCTCTCCCGTACCACATTGCAATCCCGCGGCGTCTTGCAGTCCTCGGTCTCGGGCCACCGCTTGCCGCAGACCGTGCATTTCCACTGCTCATCCGGGGCGCGCTCCGGTTCCTTGCGTTGCGGCGCGGCCATCAGTGGCTCGTCTCGGTCTCGGGCCCCTGGGCGAGCGCCTCAAGCCGCTGCACGGCCGCTGTATCGCCGTCGGCGATGGCAACCAGGAGCCGGACGTGCTTGCTGAACAGCGCAAGTTGCTGGTCGCGGGTGATGCCTGGTCGGAGCCCGGACGCGGCGAGCACGCCGGCCGCGAACTGAGTGACGGCCGCCACAACGATAGCGACTTCGATCCGGTCGTTGCATTCGTCCAGTGCCCCTTGCAGGCGATCAACGATCTCATCGATTTCTCGGCTCATGACAGTCTCTCCGGTCGGTTGGCGAATGTGGCGTTCTCGCTGTGGGCGTAGATGCTCATCTCGTTGCCCATCCAGCCCGCGTGGGTATGGATGGTCGGTGACGGCGCGATGCCGTGAAACTCCCACGTCTTCTTGATGCGATCAATCAGCGCGGCCCACGCGGCGCGCGAATCGTCGCTATCGTCGGTCGGAGGCGGGTTGGCCAGCAGATCACAGGCGAGGTCGGCGGCGCTTGCGGCGGCTGCGCGGTCGGAGAACAAGCCGAGGCCATGCCCGCTCGGAAGATAGATCAGCGTCGACACCATGCGCGGATCGCGCGATCTCACGGTAAGATCGCAAACGTACATCTCGCGCTGGAAGATGCCGTAGTCGCCCTTGGTGCAGCCGAACACGAAAAGCGCCTTATCAGTGCTGGTCGGGCTGCCGGCGCGCGAGGCAAAGCGGCATGGCGTCCAGCCCGGAAACCGGAGCTCGCCCATCAGGTTCTCCCACATCTCCCAGGCCATTGGCTGGTCGACCTCTGGATCGGGCGGTGGCTTTATCATCGGCAGCGCGGGCGGCTCGATGGGTTTCTCGCGGGAAAGCAATTGGGTTAGTAGCTGCAATAGCTTCATGGGATCGCCTTCTTCAAAAGAGCTAAAGCCTCGGTAAAGTCATGTAGACCCTGGCGCAAACGTGCTTGCTTCTCGTTCAGCGCCTTGAGATCGTTCATGCGCGCTGAAACGGTTTCCTCGCAACGCTGGATCTCGTTGCGGATTTCTTCTGCCTGCTCCTCAAGCATCCGGATGCCGGCATGGGGATGGCGAGCCACGGCGATGTGTGGTCGGCTTGGTGCCATCACTTTGGCTCCCACGAGATCGGCGGCAGGCGCGAGTCGGCGGCGCCGTGCATGGATGGCGATGGCGCCGGATCTGGCGCCGCAGAAGGCGGAAAGCCGGTCTGACCGATTACGCGCGGCGGCTCGGCAGGGTCGACCGGACTCCACTCGACGATCTTCGTCCCCTCCTTGAGCCGCTCCTCCACGGTGCGAATCACCTGGGGCTCAAGCTCCGTGGCAACCGCGTCGAGGAACGCCAGAACCTCCTCTTTGGTCCGCCCCTCCGTTTCGTTGTATTGCAGGATCGGGTGGACATAGTTGGTCCCGCCGTGGGCCGCCCCGGTCGCCGCGCTGGCCATGCGATGCAGGGTGTCCCACATCAGGCGCTGGTTCTCGACGGGCACGCCAGCGATGGCTTGGGCCTTGACCAGCGCGCCGTAGATCGAGAACGACCAGGCGTGCGGGTTGACCGAGGCGCGGCTCGTTCCCTCGCTGCTGGCGAGGATCAGATCGACCGGCTCGCCGTCGCTTCCGCGCGCATTGACCGCGCGTGCGGTCCCGGGCTCGCCGCGGCACCAGCCCCGCGTCTTGATGATCTCGGCGGCGGATCGAACTAAATCCTGTGGTTGCATGGTCAATCTTTCCTTTTGGGTTTTGGCTTGATCTTGGTCTTGAGATCGCCGAGGGCCTGCATGCGATCGGCGACTTCGGAGGGCGTTGAGGACGGTTGTGCGCGGCGGCGCTTGCGCTTGCGGGCGGCGAGGTCGCGGAGTTGCTGCTCTTTGGCGCCGATCTTATCGTGGCTCATCAGGCCTCGTCCTCTCTTGGATCGTAATGGTATCTTCCATTGTCTTCCTCCGCTTCGCAGATCATGCCGCCGATGCCGTGGCAAACGTGACACTCGCGCCATTCCGAATCATCGTGCGCAAAGCCGCAGCCGGGTTCGTATGTGCGGCAATGCTGTTCCCAGCCGCCCTCACCGCCGCACTCAGGGCAATCGAGCCAGACTTCTGGCGGCTCGCGGAGATCGACATAGGTCATGGTCTTACCTCCTGACACGCGGGCGGCAGCGGACGAGGTATAAGAGCTTCCAGCCAAATTCTTTGCCACCGGCCAGTTCGACCGCAAGTTCTTCGTTATTAAGTGGCATGGTCTGCTTCGTTCCGAATGCCCAAGCCCAAACGACAATGGTCCGGCGCTTGATGCGAACGAGAGAATGGTCGCTCATTTCTTTTTCCTCAGATACGTCTTCGGCTTGTAGATCCGGAGCGTGTACGTCGGGTCGTCGTTGTAGTCCGGCATTGGGCTACGCTTCATTTTATCTTGACACCACGCCTGCTCCTCTTCAGGAGTCACGGGATAAATACCGTCCTCGAACGGCCGCAGCACCGGCATCTCGATGTCGCGCCAGTCAAGGCGTGTATCTAGCCGGCGGCGCTTCATGTCACGCTCCAAAAATGAAAAACAGTACTGGCCCGACGCCGTAGACAGCCAGCAACACGAGCGCCAAGCCAGCGAGGCCGAACACCGTCACGGCAGCAGCCGCGACCGCAGCGGCTTTGAGCATTCCGGCCAGCATGGTTTCACCTCACTGCGGCGTTCGGCTAGCGCATATTGATGGGAAGTTGCTCAACCGGAAAACACTTCACAGGATGTAAATGTTCCTGATAGGCCGCCGCAGCAAAGATCATAACCACCAAGATAGCCCACCAATTTTTAATCAACGCTTTGCTCATTGGCTCACCTCACTGCGGCGCGATCCTGGCCGCGTTGTCAGTTCGTTAGCGGAATACGCTTGTCCTTAAAGCTTCCATCATCCAGTTTTTTATAGGCCCAACTCTCAATTTGAAGCCCGGTATTTGGATCGAAGCTGGCGCAGCAGCGGTCACAGAAAATAGACGGCGGCCGCTTGTAAGTTATGGGCCTACGGCCGCAGCATCGGCCTTTTTCGTCAAGCGTCTTTTGCTGTTGTCCCGTCATGTGCTTTAACCCGAGGTTAGGGTTGGGCCGTAGACGCTGCCTGGTTGACCGGCCCAATTACTATTGGTGCACGGGTTGCAATGCCACGTAGCGCACGGACAGCGCTTATTGCCGCAATGCTGACAGACGACCATGCGTTTACGCGACGGAGGGATCGGCTCGTCTGGTGATGCCTGCCATCCTTCATCCAAACATCGTATGCAGCGTTTGCAATTCTGATCGAACGTCATTTTCCCTATCCGATGGTCAATGCTGTTTGTTGAACTCGGCCTTCGCGTTGTCGATCGCGAGAAAGCCGGGGCATGCGTCGTCAAGGTCAGCCGAGCAAGCGTCGGCGAATGTATCCAACGTCGCGCCGCATCGATCACAGATCGAGTTGGCGCCAAACTTCGCGTCGATAAAAACGCGCTCTCGCTGCAGCCGCTCTGACAATCTTGGGCGTCCCATGTTTGCTTCCTTTAACCAGTGGTTAGAACTGTTGCGGCGCCATCAACACGCCGAGACCGTTGTTAGAGGCGCGATGCAGTGCTGCTACGCCGCGCGTACCCATTGCCATCAGCATCGTCCCCTGCGCCGGTGATTTGCCGGGCATCCCATCGGCGCCGATAAACTTGATCTTTGGGGCTACGAACAATGCTAGTTCAGCTCTCGGCGCGAACTGCTGCCACCATGGCGCCGACGTCCGATCCGGCACCAAAGCAATGCCGCTACCGTGAGCGAAGAACCGCTCCAGCCAAGGCACAAGGCCATTGCGACCACCGAAGGGAGGGTTCATCCACACGAAGCCGCACCACAGACGTTCGGCGTTCGCCTTCGTAATGAAAGCAGCGCCGCCGTTGCAATGCCACAGATGCAGCAGGCTTCGCATTTGCATCGAATGTTGCGCGGGATCTTGTTATCGATCTCCTCCAGCGCCTTCCTGGCGCTCTCCAGTCTAGCCTTCAGCCGCGCATTCTCGTTCATGAGGTCAATGACGTCTTGGTTGCTCACGTCGTTCTCCTTAAGGCTTCATTACTGCGGCGCGATCGGGAGGTACGGCGAGACGTAAACCGCCAGCGCGATTGCAGCGACGGCAAGCGCGAGAACGGAGACGGTGAAAATGCGGAGGGTCATGTTGCTATCCTTTGTTGGCCGATCGTACATCGCCACCTCGCGAGCCGATAGCCGCGGGCGGTGTATCCGTTATTTTCCATCCATTGTGATATCGCCTGCTCGCCGAACGCGCCTCCGCACTGCATCATGGTGGCTTCGCGGGTCACGATCTTGTCGATGCATGCCCCGCTGGCGAGGCATAGCGTCACGACGACGGTGGCGAGCATGTGGTTTCCTCTTCCTGAAAATCTTCCGGGTGAATGTTCCGCAGCGCCTCGGCATATGCCTCTGCCCACGTGTCCTCGCAGCCCCTGTCATAACCGTTGTCGTACCACCAGGGCCCGGCGATCAGCGCGCCGCCGACAGCGCCGCCGACAAGGGCGAGGATGTATGCGGCGACTTCGATCATGGTGTCTCCGGATAGTCGCCGGGCTGTTCCAGTTCCTTGCGGCACGGCGGAATCCACATCATGCGCGCTCCCTCCTCACCCATCATCCAGACAAGCCAGCAATAGGCGGTTGCGGTCGACCCCTTCGCCGTGAGTCGCCCTTTCACCATCGGAACACGTTCGGTGAATTGAGCAACAATCGACGGCGGATTGAGCCGAAAAATCTTCTGGTACCGCCCGACACCCTCAAGGAAAGCCGTTCGAACGATTATCGCAACACCCTGGACGCCTTTAATCTGCCACGCGCGATGGAAGAATTGTTCGCCAAGCCGAAAGGGTGGGTTGGTGATTATCCAATCGACACCATTCTGCGCGATCACAGGACTCTCGGAGCCGGGCCGGAGAAAATCGACGACGCGATCTTGGCACCAATCGCCACTTTCATACCCGTAATCGTGGATGTCGCTCGCATGAACGATCCCGAAATATTCCTTGAGCGGCTTGGCCATATGCCCACGATTGCAGGCCGGTTCCCATACCCGTGATTTCCTCAGCACCGCATCGGGTGCGAAGACATCCATGTTCGGAAGAATGACGTGCTTGATGAGCGCGCGCGTCGCCCAGGGTTGCGTCGGGAAGTCGTCAAGCGAATCATCTGGCTCGACGCGGCGCTGCATCACGGCGGTAGAGGTGTTCTGCGTCATCTGGTCTTGCCCTTCAGCTCGACGAACTCGCCGAGACACACTGCAACGCCCCGATCGATCAGCTTCGCCACCGTCGCATCGTTGAACACCCGGCCGCGCTTCCCGGATCGCCAGCGCGTTCCGCCGCTCTTCTTCCGCACCAGCACCAGCGGGCGCCGTTCGAGCGAGCGCCGGCACTGCTCGGCGGCGTCGATGCGGTAGTCTTTCGGCGCGTACTCGTAGAGCCGCAGTTCGCCGGTTTTCTTTGAAAGGCGCCAAATCCGCTGCATGCTCACGGCGCCTCTCCCTTGATCGGCACAATCTGCAGGCCGGCTTGCTTGAGCCCTGTCATGATCAGCGAGACAACGCGGTCGTCGGGGCCGTACATCGTACCTGGCGACCACCGGACCATCGACAGGACGGCCGCGATTACGAGCTCGGGCTCTAGCGGCGCGTCGCCGTCGCGCTTGGGGAAGATCTCGGGCAAGCGGTCGATTTCGGGGAGGGTCATGGACCTTCAGCCTCCACGAAGCTCTCCGCCGTCACGGCGCCATCTGTTATGACGTTGATTGCAGATAGCTTTCTCTTGCGCGGCATCGTAACGCCAAGGCGCCATTTGCGAACGATAGAGGCCGAAACGCTCGCGCCGCCAAGTTCAATCGACATGCGATCAGCAAACTGCTGATCTGTATAGCCTTTTTCCAAAATCCAAAGATGGAGTTTGGTGGCTGGTCGGCGTCCCATGTGGGAAAATCTCCTCTATTGGCTTGACATACCCATTTAATGGCCTAGATTAGCCATGTCAACAGTGACGAACCCCTTCCAGGTCAAAATTTGGAGCACCCATGGATACCTCCCAAGATCCCCGCTACTCGCTCGCCCATCTGATGATGGCTTTGATGCAAGACCATCCGGAGATGAAGGGCGCCGATCTTCATCTCGATGCCACTTCAAGCGGTTGCCCGAAAATCAAAATCGATTTCAAGGACGGCGGCCGGTTCAACATCACCATCACGAGGGCACGCGCATGACCACCTCCCAGCAAGCCTCCGGAGGACGCGAGGCGTGGCCGCGTGACCCTTCCTATCCGTTCCGTGTCACTGTCTGGGATCGCATCGGTGATGGCGAGTGGACGTGCCAACTCATCTACGAATGCTCCACTGAGCAGGACGCTCATGAGGACGCGCAAGACGTGATTCGCGCTTATGGCGGCGACGGCATCGAGATGCACTACTACGTGGGAGAAGTGGCATGATCCTCTCCCGCGCCGAAATCCTCGGCGGCCTGCTCTGTCTCGCCGCCATCCTCATTCTCGTTTGGGAGGCTATGCTATGAGCGAGCACACGCAGACGCCATGGAAGCAGATGTGCTTTCTCATTATGGGACCTCGGAACGAACACGTAACCCATACAGGCATGGGCAATCTTCCGCCATCTCGGTCGGCGGAGAGCGAGGCCAACGCCGCATTCATCGTCGAGGCTTGCAACAACCACGACCGCCTCACCCGCGAGAACGAGGCGCTGACGAAAGTCCTGCAGGCGACCCAAGGCCGCATCATGAATGCGAAGATCGACCTCGGGTCAGGTCACACCAAGGCTCAAGTAAGTAGGACCTTGCAAGGCATCATTGAATTTGTCGACGGCGCCCTCTCTCTCAAGGAGGACAAGCCATGACCTTCTATCCCCTCGAAGTCCCGCGCGGTCACCGCTCCGACATTCCGATCGTGGTCAAGGCAACAGTGCGGTTTGCTCGGCATCTGCGCCAACGCCGGATAGCGGCGACCTTCCCGGTGGTCGTGACGCCGCGCGATGGCGCCACCATCCTTGCCGGCGGCCGTGTCATCCACATTGACTACCTCGGGTCGTTCTCGCCGCAGTTCAGTGGAGCTTCGACGCCTGCAGGATGGAAGTCCGACCGCTGCGGCTATGTTGCCTTCCTCGCGCGCATGCATGCGAACTTTCTCTACATCGCAGCGGTTGATCGTGGGCTTGGGCTCTTCAAGACCGGAACGGCGATGGTCGAGGCTGCGCGGCACGATCGGATCGGTTACTCACAAAGGAAAATCTCATGAGCTATTTTGTCAAAAATATTGGCGGCGTAAATATCTTCGAATCTAAAACGGCGCAAACTCTGAAAGAGGGCGTCCAAGAAGCGGCAACGAGTGGCGCGCACCTCGGTGGCGCGGACCTCCGTGGCGCGGACCTCGGTGGCGCGGACCTCCGTGGCGCGTACCTCCGTGGCGCGTACCTCCGTGGCGCGCACCTCGGTGGCGCGGACCTCCGTGGCGCGGACCTCCGTGGCGCGTACCTCGGTGGCGCGTACCTCCGTGGCGCGGACCTCCGTGGCGCGGACCTCGGTGGCGCGGACCTCGGTGGCGCGGACCTCGGTGGCCAATGGATCATTCAGGGACAAATCAGGTCGGATGGTTATGCGTTCTTCCTGCAGCGCCTGACCGCCGACACCGAACCCATGGTCAAGGCTGGCTGCCGACACTTCACGCTTGCCGAAGCGCAAGCGCATTGGGAGCACCCGGAATATCGCAGCCCAGCGCTCGCGCAGGAAACCCGCATCATTGTCCACGCCATGATCAAGACCATGCATCTCAGGGGGTTGAAGTGACCTATACCAAATGGCAAGCCAGACTTGCGCAAAAAGAGGCCGGACAAAAAGTCCTGACGGTTCCTAGTTTCACGTCTCCAGACGCGGAAGATGAAGGTTATTATCGCAAGCCGATCACCAAGAAGTTGCCAAACGGCCGCAACGAAGTGCTCGATTGGATACCGATTGCGCTTTGGGTTGAGAACGGCCAACTTGTCGGCCTAATCGGCGCTGGCGCTGGCATGCGAAAAGTGTCGCCGCATGATCTTGATGCCATTTGGTCTTGGTGCGTGCAGCATCCGATCTCCTATGCGACTTACAAGGCGATCGCTGAAGAGGGCAAGCCTTGGCCCGATTCGCAGGCCGAGCAACTTGAAGCGACCATCCCCGCCGCCAACCGCGAGGTCGAGAAGACCGACAACAATCCGGAAGAGGAATTGCCGCTCGAGGTCCAGCATGCCCAGGCGATCGACAGCGCGTGCGGCGTCGCCAAGGCTTTCACGATCGCCAGCGAGAAGGAGGCCGAGCAGGGGCTCGGCATCAAGAACCGGCTGGCCGAGCTGCGGTTGGCCGCGAAGCGCGATGGCGAGGCGGCATATAAGCCGCCGTACAACGAGTATTCGCGCCTTTATGCCATCTGGAACCCGATGGTCGCGCGCGCCGATGCGGAAGAAAAGGCGATGGGGACCAAGCTCCTGACATGGCGCGACAAGGAGCGCAAGCGGATCGCGGCTGAGCAGGCACAGGCAGCCGCGAAAGCCGCCGCCGAGGCTGCGGTCGAGGCCGAGCGCGTGCGCCTGGAGCACGAAGAGAATGAGCGCGCGGCCGATCGCGCGATAGCTCGCGGCGAACCGGAGCCGCCTCCGGTCGTCGCCGAGGCGGAAGTCCCTCCGGTGGCTTCCGTGGCTTCAGCGGTGCCACCAGCCCCGGCGCCGCTGAAGCCGACCTATGGCAAGGGCAAGCTCAAGGAGATCGACAAAATCTTCCTCGACGAAACCCAGCCGATCGATTTTGCCGCGCTGTTCGGCTACTTCAAGGATACGGCCGAGGTCCAAATCTTGCTCAAGACATTGGCGCTCGCAGCGGTCCGCGCCGGCCGCGATGTTCCCGGTATTTCAACCCGCAAAGGACTTGTCTGATGTGGCAACTCTGGTTTGCTTGGTTTCCGGTAAGATTGCTCACATGGGAATGGGCATGGCTGCGCTGGGTCGAGCGCCGCCCGGCTGAGTCCGGATTTTGGAGTTACGGAAAATATGATTACTCAAACCCCATGAGGAGACGCTGATGCCCTACATTCTGATCGATATCGAGACCAATGGCCTGATGGATTACAAGCGTCCAGCCGATGCCGAAGGCCAGCCTCGCATTGCCGAGTTTGCGGCGATCCTGCTCGACGATTCCGGCGAGATCGAGAGCGAGTTTCAGCGCTACATCCTGCCCGATGACTGGTCGATGACGCCTGAAACCACGGCGGTCAACCTCATCACGGACGAGGTTCTTCGCGCGGAGGGCGTTCCGATCAAGGAGGTGCTGGACTTCTACGATCTGCACATCCGCGCCGGCCGCCCGATGGTGGCATTCGGTGCTCAGTTCGACGGGAAGCTGATGCGATCCGAGTTTCGCCGCGCTGGCCGCGACGACCTTTTCGAGATCACGCCGAACCTCTGCCTGATGCGCACCGCCCGCGACTTCGCCAAATCGATCGGCCGCGAGATCGTCAAGGCCGGCGGCAGTCAGAAAGGCTGGCCGAAGCTGACGGACTTCTGCAACTTCTGTGGCGTTACGGTAGGCAAGGTCCACGGCGGCCTTGAAGATGCCCGGCTCGCCGCGCTGTGCTTCCGCTACATGCTGGACAACGGCTTTGATCCGGCACCGACTGTTCACCATGCAAAAGATTATGACGCGATAAAGGACAACCGATGACCGACACTGACAGCAACGAGCAGGCACAGAATCTTCCGGCAGTCCAGCAATCGACGCGCGTCCCGATCATGGCCGGCGCCACGCCGCGGGCGCTCGTCCCGGTCGACTTCGATGGCGCGTACAGGATCGCGCGCGTCGTAGTCGAGGCGGGGATGGCGCCGAGGACGCTGAACACTATCCCCAAGGCGATGGTTGCGATCATGCACGGCATGGAGGTCGGCCTCACGCCGATGAATGCCCTCCAGGCGATCGCCGTCATCAATGGCAAGCCGACCATCTACGGCGATGGCGCCATCGGTCTCGTGCGGGCTTCCGGCCTCCTCGAATACATGGAGGAGTACTACGAGAACGAGGACAAGCCGAACATGAAGGCCATTTGCGTGGTCAAGCGCAAGGGCGAGCCGAAGCCGGTCAAGAGCGACTTCTCGATGGCCGATGCCCAGAAGGCCGGCCTACTCGCAAAGGAAGGTCCCTGGCAGACCTACACCAAGCGCATGCTCAAGATGCGAGCTCGCTGGCCCTTGCGCGACGTGTTCTCCGACGTGCTCAAGGGTCTGGCGATCAGGGAAGAGCAGGAGGACATCGAGCCGACGCCGGCCGAGCCAGCAACGGTGCAGCGGCGCGCTCCGCCGCCTCCAGAGGAGACCAAGCAAGAGGTGGTCAAAGAAGAACCCAAGACCGAACCTGCAAAGCAGGACAATCCGCCGGTCGACGACTTCCCAGGCGACAAGCCTCTGCCAAAGGACGATGGCCTCGATATCCCGCCGATGCTCGACCGCCGCGCGCCGGCCCCGCCGGATGAAACCGAGGAATGGCTCAAGTCGCTGGAGAACGCCTTTTCAGGCTGCGAGGATACGGCCTCGCTCGCCGAAGAGCAAACGCGGCTCATGATGCCGGAAAAGGGGAAGGTCGATCAGAAGGCGTGGACCCGCGCGATGGAGATCACCAAGGCGCACCTCAAGCGTATCCAGGAGGCTCCGGAGTGAGCCGAATAATTCTCCAGAAGGCCGGTGTGATGCTGATGGCGACCGACGAGGAGTCGATCGCCGCGCTCGCGAAAATCAAAGATGGCAGCGAGGTGATGGCGGAGGTCGTGCGCGCCCGCAACGCGCGCCAGCATCGCCTCTTCTTCTCCCTCGCCGCCATCGTCGCCGAGGCTATGGATCTGGATGTCGATGTGATCCGCAAGGACGCGCTGAAGCGACTCGGGCACACGAACACATATCTTGATGTCGACGGGCGGATCGTGATCGAGGCGAAGTCCATGCGATTCGTGGACGGCATGACGGCCGAAGAATTCGACGCGTTCATGGACAAGGCGGTGAACCTGTTGGCGACGTGGATCTCGGCCGATCGCCAAGACCTCCTCGCGCGCTACAACGAGCGGGCAGCGGACAAGCGGTATCAGGACTACGTGCGATGACAGTTCAGATCCTGCAGGGTGATTGTCGAGACGTGCTGCGAACGCTGCCGGACGAGTCTGTGCATTGCGTGGTGACGTCGCCGCCATACTTCGGCTTGCGGGACTATGGCGTTGCGGGACAGATCGGCTTGGAAGAGACGCCGGAAGCGTTCGTTGCTGAGCTTGTGAGCCTGTTCCGCGAGGCGAGGCGTGTGCTACGTGATGATGGCATCTTTTGGCTCAACCTAGGAGATAGCTATGCCGCATCAGGGCGCGGCGGCAATCCCGATGAGAGTCCTCACCAAAAGCAGTCAACTAACCGTGGTTCACGTCAGTTCTTCCAAAAGGATGCTGTCGACGAAGGCGTGATCGGTCGGCAATGGGTAAAGCCGCCGGAAGGCTATAAACCAAAAGACCTGATAGGTGTTCCGTGGCTGACTGCGTTCGCTTTGCGCGCCGACGGATGGTATCTGCGCGACGCCGTCTTTTGGGCTAAGCCGAACGGAATGCCTGGCTCACAAGAGGATCGCTGCACCTCTAGCTACGAGATGATTTTCCAGTTTTCAAAATCTCGCATTTATTGGTCGGACTTCGATGCTATAAAAACACCGCCCCGCGAATCCTCACTGGTTCGAACAGCCCAAGACCTGCAAGCGCAAGCCGGCAGCCATAGAGCCAACGGCGGAGGCAAGACCAACGGAGCGATGAAAGCGGTTGGTGTGAACGCGGATAAGCAGCGCGGCCATGGTCGGCGGCATGCTGGCTTCAATGATCGCTGGGACGCGATGGATAAAAAGGAACAGCAAGCCAAGCCCGTCATGATGCGCAACGTCTGGTTCGTAGCACCGGCATTATTCAAAGAAGCCCACTATGCTGTGATGCCTGATGAGATCGCGCGGCGCTGCATCCTTGCCGGCTGTCCTGTCGGCGGCATCGTGCTTGATCCATTCCTCGGTGCGGGAACAACCGCGATGGTGGCATCGCGTCTTGGGCGCGATTGCATCGGCGTCGAACTAAATCCCGCAAATATTACGATGGCAGAGCGCCGGATCAAGGGCGATGCCGGCATGTTTGCCGAGGTCGAAATTAAATGAGCAGGCCGCGGCTTCACGATTCTGGATTTTTACGCTTCCTCCACACCAAGCCCTGCTGCCTGTGCGGCGCGTCGCCGGTCGAGGCGGCCCACATCAGGATCGGCTTCCGCGCCCTCGGCAAGAAGCCTGACGACCGATATGCGACGCCGCTGTGCCGAGAGCATCACGAAGAACAGCACGGCATGAACGAGGCGCAATTTTGGACGCTCTACCAACGCAATCCGTTCGACATCGCCGCTAAACTCTACGCCGAATACGGTGGCACCGGCGGCAAACCGAAGCCCAAACGCGCGCCGAGGCCGAGGCCGCCGAAAGAGCGGCGCGCGAAGATTCCGTCCCGACCGTTCCCGAAACGCAAGAAGGTGATACCATGACCGACATCACGACCCGTCAAGCCTACGCTCGGCCCGTTTCCAGGGTCGAGCAGCGCGCCGACGCGCTGGCCGAGATGCGCCAACTTCATTCCGATTTCGAGGTCTTGCAGCACAAGGCCGAGGATCAGGCGCGGCTTATCGATCGCCTGAACGACCGCAATGGGCTCTTGCTCGACCAACTCCGGATCAGCCAGCAGAACGAGCGGATTGCCGTCCGCAAGCTGATCCGGCTCGCCACCGCCATGTCCAGCATCGGCATGCTTTCACGCGAGGCCGAGGAGATCGTGAAGAGCGCTCGCGAATGGCAGGAGGATGAGGGGCAGCAGGACGAGCAGGCGGCGGAGATCACAACGCAAGGGCAGTAAGAGGCATGAAGAAGCGCGAACACAAATATCGAATGCATCAAGTGCCGATCGATCAGCAGGAATCGAAGTGGCAATGTGAGACATGCTCTGCACCGACAGAGGGTGATTGGTCTCGATGGTGCTTGAGTTGCCGACTATATTGGGAGGATTGCCGTAGGGGATTATGGCAAGACGAGATGAGTTAAACCCCAAAGAAAAAGGCCGCCTGAATGAACAGGCGGCCGAGTCGCGGGAAGCTTGTGTGCGGATCTACGCTATCACGGCAAGGTCCTGCGGCGGAACAGTGCCGCCAATTGCCGCATTGGGGCCGATTCCTTGAAGACATTCGAAGTCTTTAACCCGGTTGCCGGCGGCCGAAAAATCATCGCGATAATGTCGACCACCAGAATTGCCCCCGTCGATATGTATAGCATCAACTGAGCGATCGGGTTGCCATCGGTCAACAGTACAGCCACCACACAGAGGGCTATCGCCCAGAACGCAAAGCGACGCGCGGCGCGAAGCGTTTTTGAGTCGACCCTGCCAATCGATTTGTCATGTTCTGCTTTCTGCATGAGCACGATCACGAGGATTGCGCAGGTCACTAATACACCTCTGGTCGCGTAGGTGATCCAGATGGGGAGAGTGCTACAAGGCATTCTACTCTTTCTTGAGACGCATTTTTGCCTTCCCGTATTCCAGAACCATTTTGCAAACCCACTTGCCGACGATACCAACGCAGAACGCAATCGACAGGATATAGTCGGCCGGAATGAATGAGAACGGGAACACCCTGGAAATCGGCATCGTGAGATAGTTAGCTGTGAACCCACCAACCACCAATCCGGCAATCAGTTCCCACGCTGCCGGCTTTTTCAAGGCATAGATGATAGAGACCCCGCCGCCTGCGCCGGCAACGATCAGCTTGAAATCCAGTCCAAGAAAGCTGTCAGCCATCACCCCGCCTCGAGCAGTATGCCGGAAACGATGCCATAGAGATCGCGCAGGGTCAGGCGATTGAGCGGGATATCCAGTTTCGGGAACCTGCCGGCGGCGACAAGCGCGGCAGCTATGAGTTCGTCGCAGAACCAGGCATCCGGTTCCTGCCAGTCTCGATTGAAGGCGAAGGCAATGAGCGACTTGAAATCGTACGACTTGCCGACCTGCGCCTCGAGGAACAAATCAAAGGCGGCTTTCTGCGCGACAGTCGCCGGAATGCGGAGGATCAATGTCCGGCTGACGGTGGCGGCATCATAACCCTCTGGGTTTGACTTCACGCCAGCGAAGTGCGCGCCGACCCATCGGCCGTCTGCGGTCCTGCCATCGACGTGATCCGGCCAGAACCCTTCCTGAAACCGCGCCGTGCCCCAATGGAAGAAGCCGGGGTGCTCTGAAAATCTGATCTCGATTTCGGTGGTCATCGCTTGATGATTTTCGCAATGTTTTCGAAGCCGCGGCGCGCGAAGTAGAATGACACCACGAGATTTGCAGTAGTAGAAGCCCAGCCGGCGAGCGGGTCAGTAGTTCCGAGCCCCAGAACTTTGTCCCAAACCAGAAGCTTTCCGAAGTAGAGCGCGACGAAATACCCCATCAACTTGTCAGGCTCATACCAGTAGCCGAGTTCGGCAATTCGATATTGCGTGATGGCGTTGGTCTCCGCCGTCTGTGCGGCAACCTCCTTGCCGGCGAGATCGGCGGCCGTCTGCTTGTCGGTCGTGGTCGCCGTCAGGTGGAGCTGGTACGCACTGATCAGCCCCTTGATGACGGGGCCACCGAGGAAGCCGATTATGGTCATCCACATCGGGTCAACCCTTCGCGATCGACCGCAGCCGCGCCGCGATCGTGATGACTGAGATCGCAATCATGGCGTAGCCCACAGCCTTTGGATTGCCGGCCAGCGCGCTCGTGATCTGGTCCTTGAGACCGGGATCGCCGAGCGCGCTTGCGAGCGGATCGAGCAACGCGAAGCCGGCGCCGATGCCGCCGACCACGTAATGCGCGGCGATGGTCGCCGAGTTGCCGCAGTAGGCCCAGACGGTAGCCCAGAAACCATCGGCCTCGTTGTAGAACTTCGCCAGCGCCGGCACCTTGCGCAGCACCGGGCGCAGGATAAGGGCGTAGCAACAGACGAGGCCGGGGACGATCAGCATCAGCAAAAAAACGGTCATGTTCATTTCCTCTTGAAAATCGACAGGATTGCGGAAAACAGAGATGCGATGGAAGCGCCGATCGATCCGCTGGCGGGATGGCTGATCGATGGCGGCGGCGGGGCGGTCGGACGAGGCGCGACTGGCGGGACCGGAGTCGGCCGCGGCGTCGGCTGCTGAACAATCGATCCCGTGAACGTGATGTTCGGGTCGAGCTTCATCATCTCCATCAGGAGGCCGGCACAGCCGAGTTGGCTGTCGATCACGTTCGGATCGAAGACGCCATCGCGCACGTATTTCCCGGAACGATATTGATCTGTGCCTGACCACACATAGGGCGACGGGACACCGTGGTTGGCGTAGCCCAAGCCATTGTAGGTTTCGAGCAGCGTCATCGCGCCGGCTGCGCTCCAGTCCTTGTTGAGCGCAGCATGCGGGGCGCAGTTAACCAGAGCGTCGATGGCGCCATCCTCCCATGTCTTGAACGGCCCGCGGCCAGTCGGAACATGGCGCGAGACCTCGTTGAGCGGGTCACCCTGGCCGAGCTGCGTATCAAATCGCTGCGATGCCTCGCGCTCGTGGATGACGGCAATCACCCACCAGGGGACGGCGGTACGATCCTGTACGTCTTGGTACCTGCCCTTCGCGAAGGGCGCGACAAGCCGCTTTGCGACGGCGGTGAAATCCCTGGTGGTCTTCGCCGACGCCCAGCGTTTGGCGTTGGCGACCTTGAGCGCGATCAAATCAGTCATTGGAGATCCTGCCTACAGCCGGGACTCGGCTGGTTGCGGTTGCGGTTGCGGGGCGTAACGGGCGCGGTTGATCTCTTGTCGGACCTTCAAATGGGCGTGGCGGAGATAGCGATCGGTCTCTTCCGGCGTCGCGCCGTGGAGCAGCGAGCGCTGGTCGTCTTCCGGAAGGCGGGAGAACAGATACACATCGGTCGGCGTCTTGCCGATGTCGGCCATATACTTCGGCGACATCCCGAGTTCCTTGCCTTTCTCGCGGGCGAGGCCGAGCATGTCCTGATCCTTGTCGCGCTTCGCAATCATGATCGCGGTCCTGACCGCCATTTTCTCGCGGGAGTTTTCCTCGTCCGCCTGGGGCTTGGAAACGGCCGCAACGTGCTCCCGGTAAAGATAGCCGATCCGGTTCTGCATCGCTGATTTTTCAACGTAGGATGGTGCCGGGCCGAACCCGAGCAGGCTCATATCCACACCTTTTGCGCGGAGAGCATCCAGCAACCTATCCGGGTGCTCGTAGGATTCCCTGATCCCCGGAAATTCACGGCCTGATAACCGGGCGGCCTGCTGCGCGCCGGTGATCGACATCGGGTTCTGGTCGCCCATCGTGTGCTTGAGGGCCTGCCAAGCCTGCTTGTAGATCGGCGCGTTCTCATCCCAGATGTTGTAGCCGTAGTAGTTTCGGTTGTTCAGCAACTCGTGGAAGGGCTCGAACATCAGCTTATTCCAGACCATCTCGCCCATGCCCGAGAGCACGTTGCCGCCGCGCTCCTGGATGTGCTTGAGCAGCATCGGGACTTCGCGGAGATAGAACATGTTGGTGATGCGCCGCGGCGAGCCGTCCGGGTTCAATCCGCCGGTGCGCGCGAAAATGTAATCGAGCCCCTCCGGATTGTCTCCGCTCATGAGCTTCGTCATCAGCGCATTGATCAGCGCAGCCGAGGCGATGTAGGCGATGGCGAACGCGATCTTGTTGGTGGCGTCCCTGATCTGGCGCCGCGGCGCGCTCGGCTTGAGCGGCGGGAAAAGCCCCGCCGGCCGGGTGACCGCCTCCATTGCCGCCCCGCCGAATTGGTTGACGAAGCCGTAATTCCACCCGAGTGACAGGAACGAGCCGATACCCGTGTCCTTGACATATCGATTCCAGAACAGAGCGCCGTAGAACATCTCGCCGAACCGGCCATCGATCTGTTTCGAGATCGCGCGGAGCGCAAGCCGGCGGTCGGCGTGCGCGGTCCAAAGTTGGGGCTGGCGCTTCATCAGCGCCGAGGCTGCCTCGAGGTAGGCGCCGGCTTTCAGCTCAGGGATCCAGCGCTCGAAGATCGGGGCCTGCATGATCTCCAGGCCGCGCCGCATCGATTGCGTGACCATCTTGAGCCAGTCGCCGGGCTTGGCCTCGCCGCGAAGCGCCTTCTGGAAGGCCACGGCGAGTTGCCGCTTGGCGCCGATCTTGAGCTGCTCTGAGAGTTGCGGGACGAAGCCGCCGTCGTTCATGAGGGCGACCACGGCCTTTTGGGCGGCCGTCTGCTGGCTTGGCCGGGTCGACCAGGCCTCGCGCGCCTCCTTGCCGGCCGTCTGGATGTCCCTGGCAATGCCGAGGCGCTTGGCCGCGCCGAAGGCCGCAGAGCCCGCGATAGCGCCGCCCATGGCACCCCAGCCCGGCATGCCGACGGTCGAACCCAGCGCGGTTCCCACGAGCGCGCCGGCCGTCGCCCCAGGCGCGCTGATCATCGGCCCGACGAAGCCCTTGGCAACCGCCTTGAGCGCGCCGATCGGATCGCGGCCCTTGGTCAGGTTGTCCCAGCCCTGCCCCATGCCGTTCGAATAGTTGATGTGCAGGACGTGCAACGGGTGGAAGGCGGACCAGGCGAGCTTGACGGGTACCCATGCGTTCTTCAACGACATCCAGCCGCGGAAGATCGAGCCGCCCAAGCCTTCGTCCTGCCATAGCCCCTTGGCCTCGACGGCGTTCTTCCAGAGCGGCTGCACGTCGGGATGAATCACCCACTGCTTGCGGTCGGGCGCATTGATCGGGCGCCAGCCGCGATCGATCAGCGGTGCGCCGCCGTGTGCACCTTCCCAGGCGAGACCTTCGTTCTTCAGTTGATAAAGCAATTCCATGCGTTGGCGCATATCCACGCCGGACATGAGCCGGTGGACGATGATGTCCACAGGATTGGTATACTTGAGTTTGAGCCCTGCAGCCAACCCGTCGGTGATATAGTCGATGGTACGTTTTTTCTGAAACCAAGTTGGCCCCATTTGAGCGCTCTTGGCTTCGGCGAAGGCTCGCCAGTCGGCCGGCCGCTCCCAGATGTGGGGGAAATAATCTTCGACAAACGCCGCCTGCGAGCCGTATCGTTTCTCCAGTGCCCAATTTGCGTCTAGCATTGCCCGGTAGCGCCGCGCCATCGCCGCCTGTACCGGGTCCGCCGGCACGCGGCCGAATACCGCCGTCTCGACATCATCGATGAAGCGAATACGCTCGGCATCGCCGCGCTTGTTCCAATAGTTCCACTCCTTCTCGCTTTGCCGAATGACCGCGTCTTTCTCCTGCGCCTGCGCCGAGCGATAGCGCGCAAACAGCGGATCGGCCATCAAGGCGCGATCGGACACCAACTCAGGCTGGAAGGTCGAGGTCCAGAAGTGCTTGAACTCCTTGATGACCTTGGAGGCGTCGCCCCATACGCCGAGGGTGACGCTGTGGTCGGGAAGCTCGGTCGGTTCCGGAGGGTGTTCGAGCCGATCGAGTTGACGCTCATAGGGTAACTCTTCCGGCGGGTTATTGTCGGTCTTGATGATCGGCCGATTTTGATCAAAAGGATGGTCGGGCTCAGCAAGAAGCTTACCGCTGCGATCTTCAGGATCGAATGTTGCAAACTTAGATCGGATATTTTTTGGATCAAAAACAATCACACTTTCTTGTGCTTCTGGAATAAGTTTTTTAAATTCAGCATCAGACAATTGATCAAGATTATGTGCCCTTTCAAATGCTTTCGGTGGAATACCTTCGTATCTATTTAAATAGACGACACCATCATATCCCTGTCGTGAAAGTTTTTTAAATTTCTTTGGATCCCACGATCCTGTATCTTTCATTTTTGCTAGATCGCGAAGACGAAGATAAACTGGAATGATGCTTGACGGCGAAGATACCGCGCGCATGTTTGCTTGCTCGGCAGTTCCAAAATGTGCATTCGGCAAGAATCTATCGAATTGCAAATTTGTCTTATGATACCAAACTTTATTGGTATCAAAACCTTGAGCTTCTGCTCTGGCTTTACGATCTACTTCCGACTCATTCAGTCCTCGCGGCTCTTCTTCGCCAAGACCTGTTCCGCGTGCCTGATCTGGCCGTCCCCCACCGTTGACGGACTTTGCGACCGAAGCTCGGTCAAATGACGCTCCCACGTTTCCAGGGTGTCGAGTGGACTCGGGTCGTCGGTCAAGTGCGTCAGGGCTGGCTTGCTGGTGCTCACGGAACAGTTCCTTTCGTGCCATGTCCGCCGCACGCTTCAAGAAATCAGATAGGTTCTTGATGGCCAAAATGGAAGGCGGCGTTTCGAAGTTGGTTTCATAGTTGATAATACCAGCGTCACCGAGCGCTTGGTTTACAAGGTGCGAGATGCTGGCTTGAGCATCCGACCTCAAATCTTCATTGGTGAGATCGGCATTTGCGCGCATGACACCAATAACGCCCTGCTCGATGGCATACCAAAGCCTCTGCACCATGCCGAAAGACTTGTTCATGTCGATCGGAAGAACGCGCCGCGCTTCCGGTGTCATATTGGCGCGGTAGATGCTGCCATTGTGGCCATGCGCCCAGATAGTGCGCATACCTGGTGCAGAGGCAGCGACGATATCGCTGTTGCTGAAACTTCTGCTCTTCGGGTGATTGTGGTGGCCGACCAAATCACTATCAGGATCGCGAAGGAGGTCCTGTAGTGCTTTGGGGAACGGCAGCGAGTTGTGCGTACCCTCCGATCGCTCCACGATCTTGCCGTCGCGGTCGATGACGACAAGGTGTTCATTGCCGGTCGTGCGCCCGCGGTCGAGCACGTAGGCTTGTGCCGCCTCGCCGCGCGGCAGGTCGGAGTCGAGGATGTCTTGGCCCGGCGCTTTCGGCTTGTCGATCACCACGAGGCGCGTGTTGACGCCGGTCGAGCGCTCACTCGTCTCGAATGATCCTTCTGGAAGCTTCTCCGAAGTGCCCCCCTTTGCTGCAAGCCAACTGCGGAAGGTCTGCGATCTATTGTCGTTGGCGAAGAACGGGTGCTCGGACATGATCGCGACGATACGACCGCCAGGCTTGAGCATGTCGAACGCCTTATAGACGTGCGTCACATCCTGACCGTTCTCGAACGGCGGATTCATCAGAACGCGATCGTATTCACTATTGTATCCGCGCTTTTCTACCGGCTCTAATTCATTCCGATTGTACCAGCGACTCGTTCGCGAATCAGCATCCCCATTGGCATCAATAGGATCGAACCCAACTCGATTGCTTCCTATGCCTCCACTACCGCGCATGATACCGAGCGTCCCATCTGGCGCGCGGTAAACATCGCCATAAGTAAAGCCGCGATCTCCCATATCCAGAAAGTCTGAAGCAACCACACGATGACCCTTGGCCTCAAGGATCGATCTTAGATCGACAACAGGTTCGATCGTGTCGAGATTATCCGCACCCACAATCGGCGCAAGCTTGTCGGCAATATTGCCCTTGCCAGCGGACGGCTCAAGCGTCCTCATGCCAGGCTTGAGATCGGCCGCGTCAATCATGCGGTCGACCAATTCCGGAGGCGTCGGAAAATATCCGGGGATCTTGCGGCCGACCAGGGCGCGCTCGGCTGCCTTGACCGGATCGGCCTTCGCCGCACTTCCGCGGTGATCCAGGAACTCGCGAAGCGCCGCGCGCAAGGATGGCAGGTTGTTGATGCCGAACCGCTTTAGACGATTGTAGTCGTCAAAGGTTTCCAGCGCCGTCTTCGCCGTATATTCCATGCCCTTTTGCTTGGCGGCGGCCTCAGCAACCGTGCGCAGGTCCTCCAGTGCGCCGAGCGTCTGCGCTTCGACGCGCCAGTCTTTCCGGCTTACTGCGAGACGAACGTCCTTCAGCAACCGCTTCGCCGCCATGGTGACGCCCTTCACGCCAACGACTGCGCGTGCCATCTTGTCGGCATCTTCGACATGAGATGATGGGAATGGATAATTGGCAGCATCGACCATCTCGGCAGAGACGGCCTTCTCGCGAAGCTTTTCCCGCTCGCCATGACCTGCAGGCTTTTGTCCCTCGATCCAGTTATACTTTGCGCGGCGCAACAGCCGATCCAACATCTCGACATCGGCGCGCGTGCGCAGCCAGCCGAGATGCTTGGCCTCGCCCGACTCGATCGCGTTGGCGAGATTGCGCATGGAGGTGGCGAGCGCCTTGTCGGCAGCGGCCTTTGCTTCAGCTCCCGCCGCCATGTTGGCGCGTCGCGCCGTATTGACGAGCCGGTCACGCTCATCCGACTCTTTCGCGGCGCGCTCCAACGTCTCGGCTTGGCTACGGAGATTATCGACTGCGCCCTCAAGGCGCTCTTCCTTTTTTGCTTCGATGATCGGCGCGCGGCTCACGTCGCCATGGCGGACTGCCATGAAGGCGTCGGCGGCTTCCTTGGTCGTAAACTGGAAACCTGGAACGGCGCCACCCTTGGTGTAGCTCGAATAGTAGCCTCCAAGCCTCTTCGCTGCGCTGGCCAGCGCCTTGTAAGTCTCTTCCGGAACACGCGCGGCCATCTTGACCACGAAGAGATCATGCCCCTTTTGAGTGTGCTTGGTCTCGACCATCTCCATACCGACATCTGCATCGACCTTTGCGACAACAGCCTTCTTGGCCTGCTCGCGTTCACGATCCTCTCGACCGCGCTCTGCCACGATTTCGTCGTAGCGCACGCGCTGTTCCGGCGTCAGTTTGTCGAAACCACGCACGCGAATGAACGATTCGAACTCGGCGTAAGTCTTTGGATCGGTATAGGTCTGCTTGATCTCTTCGGCACGTTCCGCGCGCTTCTCCGCTGCCTTCTTGATATCCTCATCGGTAGTCTTCGCCACCTCGCGCGCGATGGCATCTTCAAGCTTCTCCGACATCGGCGACCACGAATAGCCGCCGCGCACCGCGAACTGTCCGAGCATTCGACTGTAGATCTCGTCAACCAGGCGGCTCTTGGTCATGCTGCCGGCGCCGCGCGGGGCGAGTTGAGCGATGGTGCGTTTGTTCAGCTCGGCGCGGATATCAGCCTCTCCCGCGCGCGCCCGCTCAAACGCAGCCTTTAATTCGTCGGCAGTGATCTCGCCAGCATTGATCCGCTTTGCGATGTCGCGATGCTCGGCAATCGTATATGGCCCTACAGGCTGGGCAACGGTGGCAACTTCTTGTCCAGCGGCGTTGCCGGCTTCGTCCCCAGCGGGTTCATTCCGGCCGGCGGTTGGCTGCTCGGCGGCTTCAGGTTTGCCGGTGGCTGGTACGGCTGCGGCTTTGGCACGGGCAGGCTCGGTGTTTCTGCCTTCGCCAGTTTCGCCGCCGCGCGGAAGCTCGCGATTTTCCTCTGGACCACCGGCGCGGACTTCGCCAGGTGCGGCGCCGCCTTGCTCAGCAGGTGCGCCGCCGCGAGGTGCCCCTTCGCCTCCGGGGAATAGTACGTCGACTTCTTTGCCATAGGCTTGCTCTGCTTCTTGCTTGGTGATGAAGCCCTGGTTGACGGCGCTCTCGACCACGGCGCGGCCGAACGCGGCAGCGGGCTGCATGCCCTTGTTCTCGGTCATGATCTCGGCCGCGCGCGCGATGTCGACCTGTGCGACCTTCTCGGCGTCGGGACCGAGCGCCTTCTCGATCCGTCGAGTGGCATCAATGATGCTTGGATTGTTTGGATCGAACGCGCCAGAATTTCCGATTGCAGATTTAATCTGCGTTGGCTCTAGCGCGACCCAAACTGATTGATGGCTGCCGTCAACGGTACCTTTCGGAAAGGCGATGCCATCGTATCCTTTGTCTTTAAGCCACGCACGCATTGCCTCTGGATCAATGCCACGACCGAAGGGGATGCCAGCCTTACGGGCATCCGCTTTCGTACGAATTGGACTTCCAGATGCCGCATGCGCGGTGGCAAGGTATTCATCAAATGACTTCGGCCTGAATGGATTTTTGATGCTCAAATAGACTGGATAGATTGATCCTTCGCTGCCAGCGTACATTTCGGCGCCACGTTTGTCGGCAAGATCGCTAAACCAACTGCCGACATTATCCATTCCCGGCTTGCGACCTTTAATGATGCGTGTAGTCGCAAGGCGATCAAATACATCGAAGCCGCCAAGTGTGCCGCCTTCGTGTTCAAAATTCGGAGCACCATGATAGACAACGGTCGGTCGACCATCGGCATCGACAACCTTGCTATCGCCGAACCAGCGATCAAATGCTGACGGAGTTTTTGGCGCTGGAGAGGTGAGCGCATCAAGGAGGTCCGTCTGATCCTTCTCGGTGCCGAACATGCCGACATCCATCGGCTTCTGCGCGGTCTTCGGCTTGAGCGGCGCGGCGGCGGCGCGCTTCGCCATCGTGGCGCTGGATGCTTTCTCGGTCCCGGGGATGACGAGTTGGGGCTTGCCTTCGACGCCGCGCTCAGTCGCAAGCGTCGGCCGGCCATAGAAAATGTCCTTTCGAACCTCGATCAGCTTTTTCTGATTGGCCTTATTCAGATCATTCCATTTTGCTTTTGGCGAAACGCCAGTGATGCCAGCCCGATCAAGTGCGTCCTTGCGATCCTTATCCTTCAGAACAAGTTGCCACCAATCGTTAGGTTCGGCCTCAAGTTGCCGATCCATGTCGGCATTGACTATTTGTTCGGTTGGCTTTGCTTCGCGGCCTTCCGCGCCAGCAGCCGGAACACGTTCGCCAGTGCGGCCTGCTTCTTCGCCTTGATCGGGTCGTCGCTCTTCTTCGCCCGCTCGTGCAGGCGCTTTGCCATTTCCATGTGTTGATTCGGCTCGAACCGCATTGATCGACTCCTTCCCGAATGTACCCTTGATCGTGTCTTCTGTCTCTCCGTAGTCGCCGTCCTCCCCAACGAGCCGCATCGCGGCCGTCTCCATGGCCGAGTCGACGTCCGCGCCCTCGTCGACCATGACCTTGGCCGCGCGCGCCCGCAGATCGCCGGGCGTGTTCGGGTATTCGGCGTCGATCGCCTTCTCGGCCTCGCCGTAGTCCCTCTCGTGGCGCTCGCGATCGTGCTGCTCGCGCTCGGCGGCGGCCTCGGTCTCCCGCTTGGTCTTGGCGCCCTCTTCGCCCTCGGCATGCTTCTTCTGGCCGCGGAGCTCGGTATCGATCGCGTCCAGCAAGTCACGGACGGTAGAGGTCTTTTGGCCCTCGCCCTTGAGGTAGCCGGCCTCTTCGGCGGCCTCGCGCATGCGGTCGAGCGGCATCCCAGACGGTCGCACCGTCCCGAAAAACCCCTTCCGTCCGGGTACCTGAATCCTGTGGACACCGGTCAAACCGATGGCATCAAGCTCGGGGTGCGCCTTGATTCCGCCCTTTGAGGCGATAAATTGGAGCAACGAAAGCGGCTGGTCCGAACCCACGTTCGACCCAGCCGGTTTTGTTTTGGCGACTTCGGTCGCCTTCGGGACTTCGGGAATGGCGCCCTCTACCGAAGCCTCAGCAGAGGACTGCGCGCCGGCTCCTTCGGGGGCCGGCAAAGCGCCCGGCTTCAGCGGCTTCGTGGTGTCGGTCTTCAGCCAGGCTTTGAACTCGTCGGGGCCCATGGCTGTGACGTGGCCGATCCGCCCCTCGCCAGCGTCGTTGTAAGAGTGCGCATAGGCGTGGAGTGCGTCGATCGGCGTCCGGTAGCCGAGCATAATCTTGTGCTCGTCATAGGCACCAGTCTTCGGGTCGTGCTGGTCGATCACGAAGGCGTAGGGGCTGGTCGGGTAGGGGCCAACGAAGGCGTCCAAGTGCTCGCCATCGCTGCCTGTGGTCATCTTCAAGCGGCCATAGGCGCCGTGCGTCATGGTCACGGACCACGGCTTGCCGTCCGCGTCGACACCCTTCCGCTCCTGCCCGACGCCGGTTTCGATGCTGATGGAGTGGTCTCCGGTCAGGCCGAATTGCGGCAGTTCAACGTGGCTATGGCGATAGTTACCCGCGACTGCTTGCGCGGGTGTCGGTTCCGCGGCTTGAGCCGCCACCACGTCGTCGGCGGTCTTGGGAGCTATCGGGGCTTCGCGCGTGCCGGCGGCTGCTACGTCAGATTCGGACGTAGGTGCTTCGGCGGTGGTCGCGGGCTCTTCCGGCGCGGCCTCGGCAGGTTTCGCCTTTGGCGGCTCTTGCGCTGGTGCCTCGCCGCGCGCGCGCGCCAGGTACTGCGCGCGCTGCTCGGGGGTCATCGACGAAATGTGAGCGTCTGTCCAGCCGGCTTTCTTGAGCGTCTCATCCTCATCGCGGCGGGTCGCCGTCGCCTCGCGCGCGGCGGCCTCCTCCGCCGTCTCTGGCTTGGCCGTGTAGCCAGTGTTCGAAGTATCGCGGAGGTGCTCATTCACAGCGTTGTAGAGTTCGTGGTCCGCCATCGCGGATGGATCTTTGCCCGGCTCGAAATGTCTGTAGACCCGCTCCATCTTCGCACGCGTCGCCGCGTCCATCGTGAAGTCCGGACCCATGCCCGTGCCAGTGCCGGGCGGCGGTTTGCCGGGCTGTGGGCCCGGCTGGGGTCCTGTCGATTCACCTGGGGGTGGCTGGGCGCGCGCGCCGCCGGGTTGTGGTCCCGGTTGTGGGCCTGGGCCGCCCGGTTGCGGGCCGGCTGCACTACCGGGAGGGGGCTGTTGCGCGCCGCCGCGCGCCTGCGGTCCTGCGCCGGCCTGAGCGCTCGGCTGCGGACCGCCACCAGGGAGCGCGCCAGCGGTGGGCTGTGGCCCGGCTGCGGCCGGCTGCGGCTGCTGGCGGGGCTCGAACGCATGATGCAGGCCACCCATGCCAGCGCCGAGGATCAATTCGGCGATCAGGCGCTTCTGGTCGAGGGTGTAACCAGCCTTGGGGTCGTAGTCCTTCTTGATCTGCTCGAGCAGGGCCTCCTGCGCCTCGCCTGCGGTCGCGAACGCCGCGCTCGATGTGACGACCTTGGCGGCGAGGCTCTTGGCGTACTTGCCTACGCCCAAGGGCAGTGAGCCGAGAACACCAGCAACGAGAGCCGATTTGTTCGCGGCGGAGCGCGCGGTGTCCTCGTCGGCGCCCGAGGCCTTGGCCTCCTCGTAGACCTTGCCGTAGGTGTCGGCAGCCATCCCGACGAAGCCCGCCGTGATCCCGATGGCAGGGCCGCCAGCCAAGGTCGCGGCGGCATACGGCGCGATCCCGCCCGCCATTTGTCCGACGCGGCCGCCGATCGACTCTTTTTCGGCCGGCGTCATGGTCGGGCCAGCGCCTTCAACGGCCTGTCCAGCCTTGTAAAGCTGGCGCTCCTGCAACGGCTTGGCTGGGATTGCCGCGGTCGGCTCGCTCTGCGTCCCCAGGGGCATGCCCGTGGGATCGTACTGCGGCATCGCGGGCGCGGCGGGGACGCCATTGTCATAGAGCGCGGCGGCGCCTTTCAGGATGCCGCCAGTCGCGGCCGCGGCACCGGCGGGGATGCCCTTGGCCAGCGCGACGGCATTGCCGGTCAGGCCGATGCTCGGCGCTGGCGTGGCGGCTGGCGGCTCGACCTGGGATGTGAAATCAAGCGCCTCGCTCGGCGCGGCATTGTCGGCCGGCTGTGCCTGCGACGAAAAGTCGAGATCGGCCTTTGGCGCTTTCGGCGGCTTGACGGCGGCCGGCGGCGGCTCGGTATTGAGTTTGCGCGCCAGCCGTGTGTTGAGCATGCGCGGGTCGAGCGTGTCCGGCAACGGCTCCTTGCTCAGCCGGCGGATCAGATCCTCCGATGCCGCGCTCGGGTCGAAGTCGTCACTGCCGATCAGCGCGTCATCAAACGCCACGGTCAGTCCTCTTCTTCGTCATCAGCCGCGCTGGCTGGAGCTTGCGCCATGGCACCCATGGCCGGATCGGTCTGTGCGCTCGGCGTCGCTGGGGGCATCGGCACGCCGCCGGCTGCTGGGGCGGGTTGCTGTGCAGGTTGTCCTCCGGGTTGCGCGGCTGCGCTCGGTGGGGTCAGGGGCTTCTGGAGAATGCGTCCGTCTTTCGGATTGGTGAACCATGATCCCGGCGGCAGATCATCGAACGCCTTCTGCGAACTCATCTTTTCCTTGCCGACCGGATTGTCCTGCGAGAGGCCGGGCATCTTGCCGAGTTGGGCGGCCTTTTTCGGATCGAGGCCAATCCGCGACAGGTGGCCGTTCAGCGTCTCATCGTAGGCCTTCTGATGCGCCGTCATCGCGGCCTTGGCCTGCGGGGAATCGGAACCGAACTCCTTGACGGCATTGTCGTATTGGAACTTGAGCAGCTTGAGTTGGCCGTCCTGGTTGGTCGCGCCGACCGCGCGCAGGTAGAGCTGCTGATCGGAATTGACCACGCTGTCCTTGCCGCCTTTGCCGGTCATGGCTTGCTGGGCTTGGGCGAGGCGGAGCTTCGTCAGCGCCTGGTTCGCGGCGCGCTCGTCGCCGGCCTTGGACGCGGCGATGGCTTGGGAGAGATATTTCGCCTGCTGGTCGGTGATCTTGTCCTGCGCGGTGTTGCCGCCACTGAGGGCCGCACCAGCGGATCCTGCGGCTGCGGCAAGGCCCGGCTTGTTCCAGTTGGTGCCGACGCTCTTGAGACCTTCGGCGAGCGAGCCGCGCATCTCCTTGTCACTATTCGGATTGAGGCCGAGCGCTTGCCCGATGATGCTCATATTGCTCGACGGCGGCGGTGGCTGGTTGTCTTGGGCAGCCTGGCCGATATCGGTCTGGGGCGGGGTCGGCGGCGCGAGCGACTGTGGTGCACCTGGGGGCGTCGGCGGCATCTGTGGGCGCGCGACGGGTGTCGGGATCGGTGGTGATGCCCTGGTAGCGCCGGCCGGCATGCCTCCGGAAATATCCGTCGTGGCTAGATCCGGAACCGTCGGCGGGGCCGAGATCGGTGCGACCGGGGGTGTCGGCGGCGTGCCGCTCGGAAACTGCTGCGGCAGCGATGAACCGGCATCGGTTGCGTTCATGCCGGCGCCGGTCGATCCGGCGGTCCCGAGGCTTTCCGTCAACCAGTCCAAAAGGCCCATAGCTCAAATGCTCCCCGCCATCGCGCGCGACAGCGCCGTGGCTTTGCCGAGATCGACCGCTTTGTAACCACCCACATTGAAGACGGCCTCCGGAACGCGCTTTTCCACGTCCTGCGCCATCAGGCCGATCTGCTTGCGCCTGGTTGGGTCGGCCTTGTAGCGGAACGAGAACACCGGCGTGCCATCCTTGAGCGTGCCGATCTCGTCGATATCGTCCTTGAGCCGGAAGTCGGAATAGGTCAGCGGCGCACCATTGACAGACGTTGGACCGATGGTCCCTGGAATAGCGCTGCCCGTCGAAAGCGCCGACGTGCCGCCTCCCGGCATCCCTAGAGCGGCACCACCGAGTGCCCCTAGGAGCGCCCAGCCCGAATTGTTCGGCTGCTGGGTCGTGCTGGTGGTCGAAGCCGGCATCGCCTGCGCCCCGGTCGCGGTAGTCTGGTTGAGCAGTTGCGCGGTCTGGAATGGATACTGCTGCGCCATAAGCCACTGATTATATTGAGCAGTAAGGCCGGCCTGCTGCTGCGCGGTCTGCTGCGCGCCCATCTGATTCTGAGCCCCGGCGACGCCGAGTTGCTGGTTCTGCAAGCCTTCAAGCGCATTGGCCCCGCCAAGCGAGCGCTGGAGCGCTTGCTCGGCTAGGCTCGCGTTGGTGGTCTGCCCGGTCAGATTGTTCGAAACGTCCTGCGCGCCGGCCCCGATCGCGGTATTGAAGGCGGAGTTGTAGGCGTTGCCGATCAAGCCCTCGCGCGCGACATTGGCGTTCTGCTGGTTCTGCGCCTGCTGGATGCCGGTCCGGGCATCGCCGAAGGCCCCGCCGCCGGTCGCCGTTGCATTGGTCTGCTGCTGCGTCGCCGCGTTCTGCCAGTCGTTTTGCTGAAGCTGCGGAGCCAGCGCCTGCATGACGTACTGGTTCATGTAGGGCGACATCTGCGAGGAGATCGTTTGCGGTGTAACGCTCTGCGCGGGAGCACCGGCATACTGGTCGATCATGGAGGTCGCAGTCGGTGCCGTGCCGTTGTTCGCAATGTTGTTCGTCATGTCGAATGACGACTGCTGCTGCGGCGAGAAGTTCGCAACCTGCTGCCCGGAATAGGGCGTGAAGCCCTTGTTTTGGAGATTCTGGACGAAGTCGAGGTTCTGGTTGGCCGCGCTGGCAACGCCAGCGTTAGGTGTCGGAGTATTAGTTGACGTTGTGGTCTGATTGCCGAAGCACATCGTGGTCTCCCTGTGGCAGGGTAGCGGATTCCGGGAGGTAAAGGCGCGGCATCAACAGAAACGCACCGCTCTTTTGCTCGCGCAATTTACCGTTGTGGACGAACTCAAGCTCGGCTTCCGCCGCGATCGACAGCGCCTCGGTCATCAGCGCCTTGTTGACAGGTCCGTGCCAATATTGCGGCAGCACGAAATGCCAGCGATCGGTCAGAAACTCGACATCGTTGTACCACCACGTCGGCTTGATGATGCCCATGGTGCCGACCATACGGTCACCGAGCACGGCCATGATCGCGGCCTCGTACTTGGTCACGCGAATGATCTCGTTGAGACTCTTGACCGGGTTGGCTGGCCCGCGCATTGCCGGCATGGCGACGATCAGCAGGAAGCGGTGGATCGCGATAACGTCGTCATCGGTCGACGCATAGCGAATCTGGACCTCTGAGGGATCAGGTGGACTTGGAAGTTCCGCCACGCTGGAGGTCGGAGATGAGGGTGGCGAGAACTGCGGCGAGGTTCGCCGCCGTCGGCGTTGTGACATTGAGGGTCCTCGTTGGGGTGAACGTTCCGCTGATGGTGTAGGCCTGGCCGATGTCGATGATATCGCCCTCTTGGCTGGCGCGCATGATCTCGTTGAAGACCGATTGGACTTCCATCGGCACGCCCGGCATCTGCATCTGATAGAGTTTTCTCAACTGCGGCTCCCGAGATTGCGGGTGAAGGCGACAGGCAAACCAAGGCGGACATAGGACCCGAGCGAGTTGGCACCCCAGGTCACGCCGATGTAGCGCCCCGAAACCCGGATATCGATCGGCTCTGAATTGACCGATGGGATGTTCTCCGAGTGACTGTCGAGGATCGCTTCATCAAGGCGGTCGTAAGAAATCGTGGTTTGCGTGATGTCGCCGATCTGCTGGAAGAAGTCGTTGACCATGTACTCGACCAGGATGGAGCGGGCTCCGCCCTTGCTCATGCCGCGCGGCGCCAGCGTCATTGAATACTGCAGGATGTTTCCGGCATCGGCATCGAGGCCGTTCTCATGCTGAAAGATCAGATCGGTGACACCATCGGCCATCAGCGGTCTGGTATCGCCTTGTGTGAAGTGCGTTCCACCACAACGTCCCCAATACAGCGGCGCCCAGCATTGCTCGGTGATGGAATAGATCACGCCAAGCGTCGGATTGGTCTGGCCGGTGACGGTGACGAAGAACCAGACTTCGTTGAAGGTCGGGTTGTAGATCGCGTTGCACTGGTAACCCATGTTGATGTCGATCTGATCGAACAGCCATTTGCGGATGTCCTCGACGTTCGGCATTGGACTAACGCTGCCGTTGAAGGTCCAGAAATTGTTTTGCCCCTGCCAGTATCCGATGCCGCCGACCGTCACGCATGCGTTTGGTCCAATCAGGCCGCAATCCTTCGCCACCATGGACGAGGCATAAATGTAGGACGCTCCCGTATATTGAAAGCGGTAGAGCGCCGCATCAGTCCAGACCAGGCTTACGAAGTCGGCGAGCACGCGCCCAGCGACAAGCTTGGTGCCCTCCGTGAGAGTGCGGATGTTCGCCGTGTTGCCGACGGCCGGCGTCCACGTCGTGAGATCGCCCTGCGAGTTCCACGCCACCTGCATCCCGTCACAGAGCGCAAACACAAAGCGCTCCGGTGTGACGAACATGGCGCGGACATTGGTCGGCAATCCAGCATCGACCGAGATTACAACGGCGCGCGGCCAAGGCTGGCTCTGGGTCGGATCGAATTGATAGATCGTTCCTCCATTGTAGGAAGCGAGCAACAGAATGCCGAAGTGATCCAGCGACCAGACCCGCGGCTCGATGTAGATGGTCGAGAGGGTTCGCGGCGTGCCCCAGGTGCCAAGACCCCAGCCACCGACACCCCAGCCATAGCCGTAGGTGCCAAGCTCGACACCGATCGGTACCTCGTATTGGAAGGTGACGGCTGCACCTCCACCCGTGGCACTGCTCACCGCTGGAGACGTGAACAGATAGGTATAGGTATTCGCATCGATGACGGTATCGACCGTCGCATCATTCAGGTTCGGCGTGATGCCGCCGACGGCCGTTGCGCCCTGAATATAGATCTGATCTCCCACCGCGAGGCCATGTGTCGTGTGGGCGACCTGAATGGATTTTGAGCCAGCCGTCGTCGTCAGTGGGTCGTTTCCAAGCGTACCCGTCGATCGAAACGGCGTGATCTCGTTGCGGGCAAGCGAGGGGTCGTAGACGTAGAGATCAACGAACGTCCCTGCGGCCACATAGGCATTGAAGGCACGGTCGCGCCAAGCATGCAGCGTCCGCGGCGTCCCGCGCGTCGCGGTAACGAATGCCTTCAGCCAGCCGCCAATTTTCTGCGGAAGCTTGGCGACGAAGCGCATGTTGATGACATCTTGCCATCGGCCTTCGATCATGCGCAGCGAATCGGTCTTGACGACTCCCGGTGGAATGATGATCGGAAACTCGTCGAGTCGCGCCATCAGTAAACGATGCAGATCAGGACAGCGGCGGATTCCGGCCGCGCCTCTGACCCCCCGGACGAAGCATTAGCAAGTGTACCGGCTGTAAGTGTTCCGGTCACCGTATGAGTGTGCGCACCGGCAGCATTGATGGAGATGCTAGTGGTAGCTGGATTTGTGCTTGGATTATTGTATCCGGCGCCACCTACGGTTCCGTTGGCTTGGGGACCACCAGCCCCATTTTGCAAGAGTTGCGCATTTGTCGTGTGACTATGGCCAGGATCGGTGATCGCATGAGCATGGCTGCCTTGGCTATCGGTCGTCAATGAACTGACCGTTGGCGCTCCAGTCACAGTATGGGTATGCGCGAGATTTTGGTTTGACTGATAGGTGCCAACTGCCGGGCCGCCACCACCACCTGCACGCAAAAATCGATTGGTGTCAGTCAGAAGCGGCAAGGTGAAGTGTACGCCGTCGACTGAACCCCATGTTGCTCCGATCGCCGCAAACAGATCTGGGAAAGAAGCGCGCAAGAGCGAAGCTCCGTTGCAAGCCAACTCGCCAGCGCCAGCCGAGGCCTTGCCGGAGATACGAAACTCTCCAACGCGCTCCTTGTCGGTCCGGATCATGTTGTTGCTGCCGTCGCAGATGACGAGCTTCATGGTCCCTTGCGGAATCTGCGTCGCGGTGCCGGCTGTGGTCTTCCAATAGAGATTGAACGCGCCCGTCGTGTTGTTGACGATGAACCAGGATTTCGAGAGATTCGGAACGATCACCGTCTGGTCGGACGTGAGCAGGCCGTTGAATATCTGGATAGCGTCGAGGTCCTGGCGCAGACTGGTCGGAGGCGGAGAGCCGGATAGATCAAGCGTGCCGCCCGTGTTGGTGCGTGTTACTTGGCCGGCAATGGCGCGCGCGGCCGGCGTGATCATCGAGTTGTCGCAGATCGTGCCCCAGGCATTGTTGTTGTTTCCCGTGCCCTGGAGGATCAGGCCGAGGATCGGATCGAAGGTGTCGGCTGCCATTTATGGGGTATCCGTTCCGATGGTGGCCCCGCGGCGGGACAGGTCGTCCTGCATCGCGGTCGATTGGACCAGTGCGGTAAGGGCGGTGAGGCCCTTGTTGTACTCAACATCGTCTTTCATGAAGTCAGCCGCTGCCGTGTTGCAGGCCTGGCGCAGCAATCGGGGATACCGCGTCGTCAGGAAGTTGGTCTCGTTCGTGGTCGAGAGCAGCAGCGGCTGGCGGAAGTAGAGCAGCCGCATCGACGCCGGCACGTCGATGGCCGTGTCGAAGTGGATTTTCTCGTCCCAGATCGCCCACCGGGTCGGCGAGGCCGCCACGAGGTTATTGGCGGTGTAGGTCGCCACCGCGCCGCCGTCGACGCCGCTGGCCGTGGCCCCCGCCGCATTCACATCGCCGGTTTCGATCACGAAGTCATTAGCATCGGTGACCGAGATCACCGGGAACGTGCTGTTGAAGCTGAGGCCATTGGCCGAAGTCGCGGCCAGAACGGAGAACGTCGAGCCCTGATTGATGCCGTGATTGGCGAGGCCTACCGAAACCTGTGTCGAACCCAGCGCCGTGGTGAACGGGTTTGTCCCGAGACTGCCAGACAGTGGACTGTAACTGCGCGACGCCAACACGTCAGTCTCGTTGCGCTGGTCGTAATCGGTTGCGTTGGTGGTGTCGTAAATCTTGCCGATCGGATCGAGGAAGCGCGCCGGCAGGGACACGTTGGCTTGACCGACGGTCAGGCCGAAGGTGAACGAGGTCCGCATTTCCCGCACACGCAAGCCGAGGTCCCAGAGCAGGAATTGCGCCTCGTCGAGCACGGTGATGACATCGATCTTGCCATAGCCGATCCAGTTCAACAGAGAGCCCGTGGTGCCCTTCGGCGCCACGAGCGAATCGTAGGTCATGGTCACCATGACGGATCAGGCGTCTTCGAACAGTTTGAGGTGCTCTTCGGAGAGTTGGTCCCTGGTGACTATCCTCTCCGCCATGAGCAATTCGAGCGCGTCGGTCTTGTTGTTGACGCGGACCGAGAAACGCCGGGCGATCGCGTTGGTCACCTCCTGCCAGACCACATCCTGCTCGCCCATGGCCCAGGCCGTGAGGTTGACCTCGCTCTTGCCCTTCTCGGCGGGGCTGTTGGCCATCGTTGATGGGCCTCGTTTGGCGGCCTGCTTGAGCAGCCGCTCGGCGAGTGCCTTCTTCTTCGGATCGCCCTCGACCTCCGGATGATCGTGCAGCAGCACCTCATCGGGCCCGTAGGGCAAACCGCGCTGGTAGAAGAACACGTTGTGGTGGGGATCGCCAACCAGGCGATCCCCGTGGATGGTCGAAAACTCCATCGAGCGGTCGAGTCGAACCACCGGCTGTTGCGGCGCTGCCATGATCAGATCTCCTTTTTGCCGCTGGATCCATCGCGCGGATACTCGTCGACGACCATGCTGGCGCCTTTGAGCGAGTGCGCGAGGTTGGAGGGGCTGCCGTCCGGCATCGCGCCGGCATAGCAATCCGGCAGGTCCACGCCGTGCACGTTGTCCTGCGGGTAGGCCGATAGCAGCGTGCCGCCCGGGATCTTCTTCCGGATCAGGCCCTCGGAAACGCCCACCTCGCCGCCGAGCGGGTTGCGGGTGAACACGTTCTCTTCCTTCTTGTAGCTCGTCATAGGGTGTCCTCGCTGTTGATCGGAGCCTCGTAGAAAGGCTCTACGCCGTGGATGGGTCGCTCGCCGCTGTTGCGGTCCGCGCGTGAGATGACGGTATAGCCGTCGCGGCCGGCGTCGCCAGTGTTGTTGCGCATGGCATTCGCTGGCAACGGATTGGCCGCCGGGGCTTCCATCAGTCCGTTCCGGCGGGTGAAGCCCCACCGGTCGTAAATCCCCGCATAGGGGTAGATGGCCGACATGATGGCCTCCTTCAGGGTTGAGAGAGAAGGGCCGGGTTCGCCCGGCCCTTCGGTGATGTCAGAACCAGTCGATGTCGACGAAGACATCGCCGGTTCCCGCGATCGATCCGCCAACACCGGCGACGCCAGTGATGAAGAACGCGGTATCGGCGGCGAGATAGGCGAACTGCGTCCCGGTGCCGGCAACACCGGCAACAGTACCAGAGCCGTCATTGCCCTCCAAGAAGATGTGGTGGGCAAAGTCGCTCAGCTGTTCCGGCCTGCCTCCCGTGCGGCCCTGCGCTGCGAAACACAGCGAGCGAGCACGAAATGAACCGGTGCCATAGCCGAGGATCGCCGTGGTGCCGAGAAGCCAGCGAGCATTCGTGTTGTCGCTGGCCGCCGATCCCACGCGCAACTCCGGAACCGAGGTGGTCCCGACCATGGCGGTCGTAACATCGAGTGCGATGTCACGAACGATGCCTTTCTTGCCGGGCGGGCCCGTGAAGGTCCGCGAGGCAACCGAAGCGCCGAACGCAAAGCCCAACAGGGCATAGCGTTCACGCAGAGCGCCGATAAGTTCGTAAGACATGAGCCTGGTGTCCTTTCTGTTACGCGCCGGTCGAGCTGTCCCAGAACAACACGCGCGCGTTCAGCGCGTCGGGATGCACCAGGCCAAACCCACCGAGATAATACCAAGCGATGCCCTTCGAACGGCCGAAGTCACCAGGGATCTTCGCCCGGATTTCCTCCGGAACGCAGATCGCCTCAGTGACCGTATCCGCGCCGAGGAAGACCGCCCACGACGACAGGCCGTTGGTCCATGCGCCGGCAGTACCGGACCACGGATCGAAGGTGACCGAATTCGCCGCGCCGCCCTTCGGAATGAAGGTCTGCTCGATGAACCGGAACGATTCATAGCGTCCGATCTCGCCGTTGAAGATGTGCGCCAGACCCGTTTCCGTGTACTGATGCAGCGTCTCCAGCGTGTTTTTGAACCCGCGGAAGGTCGACGGGTGCGAGACCGACACATAATCGTCCATGATGTAGGCGGGGATATTCCGCTCCTTCATGGTGTCGCCGATGGCCTTGATATGGCCGGTACCGAGCGCGACGTTGTTGACGACGGTCGCGGTACCACCGGTATCGAGGTTGATCGCAGTGGTGGAGTTGCCGCTCGCCGGTTCGACGCGCAGCGCGGTGTTCTTCATCTGCAAGTACGCCTCGATGTCGAAGTATTTCCGAGCATCGTCCTTGAGCGTCTTGTCGATGATGGTGATCACGTCCTGCTTGGCCAGAGCAGTGAGCTTGCCGGTGTAGGGAACACTGTTGCCAGCTTCCTGCACCTTGAGCGAATGCTGAATGACGGTGAAGCCCGTTTCCGGCATCGTCTGGTTTTCCGCCAATCGGCGCCCTTGGGTGCCGACGTTGGAATAGACGTTCCAGTTGAAGTTTTCACCGCGGTTGAGGCCCTTCTGTGTGCCGTCCTGGGCGTCGCACAACTGACGGAACTTGGTCAGCGGCTGCACCTGTTGGCGCAGGATCGCTGAAAGCTCGTCGGAGTACATGAATCCGCCTTCGGCCGGCACGGTCCAAGTCTGACCTGCCATGGTATTGGTCGTCCTTTCTGATTACACCTGTCCGCGCGACTTCCGCATCTGCGCGACGATTGCCGAGCCGCCCGCTGGGGCTGCTGGCTGCACGTCACGCCGGGGCGTTGATCCGCGCTGGGGTTGAACGGGGATTGCGAGCCGGCGCTCGTCGCGGTTCACGTTCACCTGAACGCGAGGCGCTTCCTTCCGGCGCAGTTGCTGGTTCGACGGGGACTGCTGTCCGATCCCGAGACGCTTGGCAACGTGTTGCTTGGCGGCTTCGAGCAGCGCAGCGGTAGTCCTCACCTCATACCCGTTGACGCGATAGAAGCGGTGCCAGTTGGCGGCTTCCGTGTTGTTCTTCGGGATTTGGTTGTCGTCGAGTCCGAGATCTTGCATGTCCTTCCGATAGAGCTGGTACATCTGATGCTGGATCAGCATGGCAGCCTCCTCGTCGGCAGCGATCTCGGGATTGTCCTCCTGGAACTTCTTGAGCGCCTTTTGGGAACGAGCAAGGTCCTGGTCGAAGACCGTTTCCAGTTGTCCCTTTTTGGCGCTCTTCGCCGCGCGCGAGTCGATGACTTTATCGAGCATCGCGGCGGCTTCGTCCGGGTCGCCGAACTGAATTTTCTCCACGACATCACGGAGCGAAATCTCTTGGGGTTGAGACTGATCCGGATCGGGAGGGCTCAGGTCGTCTTGCGTAGAAGTATCGCCGGGGGGTTGGCGATCCTGGGCCCCACGCTGGCCCCTGATATCTTTGGCGGCCTCGAGCATTGCCCGGGCCTCGTCCATGTAACTGTCGCCGGCCAGCGTCTTGCGCGCGGCCTCCAAAATCTCGTCGTCGGTGAGCTCCATCTCCCGCCCGCGCACCTTCACCTTGCGCTTGGCGGGCTGGTCTGCCGCAGGCTCAACGACCACAGGCTCATTCGATCCGACGACGCTCTCGCCCGCGTCGGCCTGTTCCGGCAGCACGGCGCGGCCAAACTCGCCGTAGATGTTCGACGGGTCGCTCATGTCGCCGTTGAACGGAACCTCGTCTTCCGGCTCGGTGCGGCGGAAGCGGGCTGCAATCTGGCTGCGCACGTCATCCTGCTGCGAGCGGCGGATCGGCTCTCGCCGCTCGACGCCTCCACCGAGAGGATCGGCGTCGGTAGGCTGGTTCTGGGTTACAGGGAGGGTTTCTCCGCTTTCCTGCAGCGGGTCCTCGGCGCTGCCGATCTGGGCGTCGTCGTTGTCGAGGCGGTCCTGCGCGGTGATCGGCCCTACCGGCGTTCGGCCGGGGGCGGTGATGGAATTTCGGTCTTTCGGAGCGTCGGCTTTGGTGGGCTGCGGTGCCATCAGTCAGTTCCTCTTGGTTCGAATTTGTAGAGTCGTCGCTCTTCGTCGGTCATACCCATGACAAGCTCGTCGATCGCGGCGCGGTCGTCTTCCTTGATCCGCCGGTCGGCTTCCTTGCCGCGGTCAATCACGGCCCTGGCGCTCTCGATCATGTCGATGAAGATCTTGATCTCGGCCTGGAGGCGAATGATCGTCACAAAATCGTTCGGATCGACCTCCACCATCATGCCGACCGCCTTGACGGCGCGGCGCCGGGCGTCGCTGAGCATGAACAAGATTGGCCGGGTCCCGGTGCCCTTTTCGAGCTGCACCTGAACGTCCGCCTGAAGCATGCGCAATGCTTCGTCGGAAAGCTGGTCGAGAGTGTCCATTCTGATCTCGTTGAGTTGCGGTCAATCGAGAAGCGCCAGCACATCGGCGATGTCCTGGGCGTCCTGTTCGTCTTGTCGATGGTCCGCCGCCGTCTTTGCGGCTCGCGCCTGATCCGCCACGTCAAGCAGGTTGCCGGGAACCATGCCTTGGAATGGCGAGATCGGCGGCGAAAGAGTCCTGCGCGGTCGTGGCTGGGGCTTGAGCACCGGCAACGGGATCGGCGTGATTTCCGGCGCAGGCGGCTCCCATCTCTTCTTGATGGGCTCCAAGCCGGTCTTGCGCTTGATGCCGCCGCCACCGGAAACCTGCACCGTGAGGATGCCAGCCTTGCCGATGCCGGCAACTCCGGAAATAACGGCGGACGGATTCGCCGTCATCTGTCCGGCAATGCCAACGCCAACAGCGCCTGCCGGCGCTCCGGTGTCGATTTCAGGCGTTAGCGCATGCGCGATGCCGATCCCGACTGCAGAAGATATGCCGACACTGCCAAGCGCGTTGACGGTTCCGACCGTGCCGGTTCCCTTGACGCCAGTAATGAAGGCGTCGACTTCCTTTGCAACAGAGCCTGCAACACCGACCCCGGCAACGCCGGTGATCGTTTTGTCGACTTCAGCGAGAAGGCTTCCAGCGACGCCTGTTCCGGCGACGCCGGTAATGGCCTTATCAACTTCTGGCGTTGCCGCATGCGCGACACCGACGCCGGCAACACCATTCAGATTGACGTTGACCGAAACTCCAGCATCAGGAGGATGGCCGAGTGCCCAATGTCCGAGTGCATCAAAGCCTAGAACGGACATTCAGGCCAACTAGAAGCCTTGAGAGCCAGTGACAATCCAACCAACGCCAACGCCCTGCGCCCACAGATCAACCACTTGGTAGTTTGTCGTCAGGTCGATCTTGCACAGTCCGCCAGACCCACATGTGCCACTAGTCGCGCTGCCGACGTGGTTCCATCTGATGGTGTCTGGGACAGAATTGGCAACGATGCTAACGACGGCACCGGGAGGTGGGTTGTTGCAACTATCCAATCGGATGAACTTGATGGAAAAATTCTGATGGTCGAAGGTCACGGCGGAAATCGCCGGAAGCCCTTCCCATACACTTGCGCCGGCCGAACACACATCGATCGCATAGCAATATCCGCCGTCCTGCGGATTGACGGTATTGCTTGTCGTCGAGATGTCGTGCTCGCTCCTGCAATGCGACCAGCCACGCTGATCCGCAAGGCCGCCGCTCGACACCATTTTCCATGTGATCCCATCGCTGTGCAGCGTCAGGCTGTCGCCTTCAAGCGCTTGGCGAAGTTGCGATTGGCTCTGCTCGAAGGAACCATTGAGAATGACGGGGCTTGATACGACTCCAATCTTCTTGATCGTCACCTCGCCCTGACCAAAAGTCGATGGCGGGTCGAACGTCAACGTCACAGTCCCGCCACTCGTATCGACATAAACGCAATGGTCGTCGAGAGAATTGGTGATGACAGTGCTCGCCGTAACCGTCTGTGTCGCGGTACAGACCCGAGCTTCGGCCTGAAAACAGAAGATGGCAGAGAAGGCAAGAGCGATCAGAAATCTCATGGAAGATTGTCCTCTAATAATATTCATCGATGATAAGAATGCCGGCAACGGCGTCACCGCCTGCTGCACCAGCAGTCCCGGCGGTTCCGTGATTTCCTGCGGCACCAACGGCATATGCATAGCTTGTCAGCGGATTCGCGATTAGCACATCAAAACCACCACCGCCACCGCCACCGCCACCCGTGTTACCGGTTCCAGCGTCGGCCGCGCCGCCGCCGCCGCCACCAAATCCCATAGCTACCGAGCCGGCATTTGCACCGACAGGTCCGCCGGGGCCACCAAAACCAAGACCAAATGGCGCATTGCCGCCATAGCCACCATCATGATTGAGGGCGCCTTGACTGGCTCCTCCATTTTGCCCAGAGGCATTTACGCCGGTACTGGAAGTTGCTCCGGAACCAATACCGCCGGCCGCTGCGCCTCCTCCGCTGGTGCCGGCAGCGCCACCGGTAGCGCTTAAGAGGCTTGTTCCGAATGTCGTAGAACCGCCAGCAGTTGGAGCTCCTGGCGTGGTGCCTGATCCGGCCCCGCCTCCGCCCCCCGAAATTCCTCTGACACGGATAGCCCTACATCCGCTCGGCGTGTTGTAAGTACCAGAGCCACTGGTAAAAACTGTTCGTGTCCATTGATTTGGAGCCCGCGCGATATCCTCAGCGAGTCCGACGATCGCGACAAACGGCGGGTTGGTGAAGTTGATCTTGGTACCGGCTCCGCTTTGCCCCGTTGCCGTTCCGGTACCGGACGAATTATAGAGCACCGTAGTGCGCGGCAGCACGCCAGTTCCGGTATTGTAAGCGCCTTCACCAAGTTCCCACTGCGAAAGGTCGGCAGAGACCGCGAAGTATTTGTACTTCGTGCCATTGACCACGCCGGCCAGCGCTGGCGACATGTAGCCGGTGACAGCGGTCGAGAACGTCCAATCGGTGGTGCCGCCTGCGGTCGGATTGAATTTGCAGTTGTCGAGAAGGGCAGCCATCTACGTGATTTGCAACACGGCCGTTCCGACCGCAGCAACTGGCATGATGACCGTGAATGTACCGCTCGACACCGTTTGCGTCCCGCCGAAGTCGTAGACGGCAACGCCTGGGGTGGCGTTGGGCCCGTTCTGCACCGTGTTGTAGATCATGCAGCCCGTGGTCGATAACGTGGCGCTCGTCCACGAGGGGTTCGGCGAGAAATTCGTATAGGCCGACGGCGAGGATGCAACCGGGTCGACATTGGTCAGCGCCGTTCCGCCCGCGACATATCCGGTCCCGGTGACCTCATCCGTATTGCCGGTGATATCGGTGTAGTTGGTCGAGGCCGCACCGTAGGTCCCGGCCATGCCGACCTTGATCAGCGCCATCTTGAAGATGTCGCCGACGGCCGTCACGGTGCCGAGCGCGCCGGTGGATGCCTTGGAAACGAAGATCGATGTCGACGACAGGATCGCAGCAACGACGCTTCCGGCCGCGACATTTGTGCCGCTCAGGGCCACGCCGACATAAAGGCCGGTCAGGGCCGAGACCGAAGTCCATGTCTGGGTTGATGTACCCGTCGCAGTGAACGTGCGCGATTGAGCAAAATGGTGCGCGCCGTTCAGGAAGTCCCGCTTCGCGCTTGCGAGCATCGCCGTGGTGATGGCCATTGACTAGATCCCTTCCGCGAGGCGATCGGCATGCCAGCGCCGTTCGATATGCATCACGTCGGCGGTATGCTGGCCGATGATGTTGTGAACCACAGTCGCGACTTCCGGCTTGGCGAAGTGCGCCGCGAACGGCGTGGCGGCGAGTGCGGCATCGACCTCTTGGGTGATCGTCATGTGCTGCGCGACATTGAGCGTTTTGGCCAGCGTCGACTTGCTTTCTTTGGCGAGGGTGCCGCGCTCATGTTGCTGAACGCCGTAATGGTGCTCGTTGAAGATGCCGAACAGGACCGGCCGCAGATCGCGCTTGGCTTGCCGCGCCATGGTTGCTTCCGACGTATCGGAATCGTCCGCGACCTGGATCAGGCCGAGGATCGCATCGGTTGTCACTTCCGCCCAACGATCGGCCGGATGGGGCCCGCCGTTCGTAATCATCGCTCGCATGTCAATGTTCCTCGATGTGGAATTGTGAGGCGCGGCCGTCGGGCCCGCGCTTGGCGATCGTCACCGTGTGCCGGCGCGGCTTCTTCAGGCTCTGCTCCAGCCCCTTGGCTGCTGCTGCCTGGTCCTGCGCGCCCTGCTGGCCGGCGTCGCCCGCAGGAACGCCGTGCTGACCGAGCGTGGACGGATTGACGCCGGCATTGCCAGCGCCTGGATTCTCGGGCGGAGGGCCGGCCCCCCCGCCGGCCGCAACTCCAGTGGAGGCGCCGGGCGGCCCTCCGCCCTGGCCGCCGCCTTCGGTGGGACCGGAGGGCGGCAACTGCGGCGTGCCGTCGGGGTTGAGTCCCCGCGCGGCATTGCGCCGGTCGGTAATGGCGTGGCCGTGCTGGTGGCCGAGATCGGCGGCTGCACCTGCCTGGTCCATGTGCTGGATCGAGCGCTGGAACTGCGCATCGACAAAGGCGTCCTCCAGCTCCTTCTGACCGAGCCCGACCTTTGCGGCATTGGCAAGCGCGGTGACGATGCCGGCCTTGGCCGAGGCGCGGTTCTTCTCCGCCTCCGACTTGAGTTTGTCGACCGCGGCGTCCTGCTCGGGGCTGGGCCCTTGCTGCTGGCCGGGCTTGACGAAGCGCCGTCCGCCGTCGCGATAGCCAGCGGCGCCGTAGACCTCCTCCATGACGGCCTCGTAGTCCATCACCACCTTGCCGCTTTTGAAGTCCGGCGAGAGCTGGAGCAGCGGCATCGCGATCTGGGTGGCGCTGTTGAACTTCGAGAGCCGCTGTTCCGGATCGCCGCTGCCGAGCCCGACGTTGACCCGGATCGTGACGTTGTTCTCCAGGAGCTCGTCGGTGACCTGGTTGACGCCGAACTTCTGTTCCAACTTCGCCCGATCGCCGCAGATGCCGAGCACGATGGGGTCGCTCTCGAAGAACTGCTCGAGGCGCACGATCTGGGTCAGGACCGGCTCGCACCAGGTTTCGATCCAGATCCGGATGTCGAACTCCTGCACCGCGTTGGCCGCGCCTGCGGCGAGCTTCAGGCCTCCGAGCGTCTTGCCGAGCTGGTTGTTATCCTGCACCGTGCCGTAGTTCTGCTGGCCAGACAGGTCATCGAACTCGATGTCGAGCTTCTGGGTCATCTCGACCACGGCCTGCGGGAAGGTCGGCGCCTGCTCCCAGGTCACGTCATCTTTCTCGGTGACCAGGATCGCCGAGCCCTGCCCACGCCTCCGGAGTTGGTCGAGATCGACGTTGCGCCCGCGGACCACCTTCGTCACCGGCATAATGTTCTGTTTCAGGGCGTCAAGCGACAGGTTCCTGATGTCGTTGGATTCCTGCTGGAGCATCTGCCAGCTCTCGACATTCGACATCGGGAAGATGCGGAATGCCTCCAGCGAACCGTAGCCGAGCACGAGCGGCCGTTCGCCGAATTGCTCCGGATATACCTCGCGCACCGGCTTTGGATCGGTCAAAAGCCGCTTGTTGCCGATCGACATGAAGGTCCAGTCCTCGCCCGCGGTGCGGATGAAGCTCTCCCAAACCCAGATCACGTCGAAGTGCCGCGTTGTCTGGCTGTTGTCGAAGCGGTCGAGGCCTTGCTCACGAGCTCGGCGGATCGACTCCATCTGCATCTGCGCGCCCTCGCCCGAGGTCTTGAGCACGTTCTCGTCGATCGCCTTCCACGGATTGCGCGGATCCCGCTGGCGGCGCCTGATCTCGTCAATGCGCATCGGGAACTTGAGGATGACGTAGGCCGCGTCCTGCGCCGGGTTGCGCCAGTCGGCGGCCGGATCGATCACGAAGTTCTCGGGCGGCATCAGGTCGCACTCGGGCCGGTCGACATCCGGAACCCAAACGTCGCGCTCCTTGGTCTCGCCGTCCTCCTCGTCGTCGAACTCTTCCTTGCCTTCCCGACGAAGTTCGAGCTTCCAATACTGTTTGGACAGGCAAATGCCTGTTATCAGCGAGGTCTGACGCGAGCCCATCGCGACATGGAACCACGGGATCGAGGCCTTGCCGGTGGCGCGATCGGTCCGGTAGTTGACGAGTTCCTTGATGACCGCGGCCGATCCGCGCTGGAACGGGTCACCCTCGTTGCCTGGCATGCAGTTGACGGCATCGATCGAGCCGAACAGCGAGGCCGCAGTCGCCGCCATGTCCTTGCGCACCGAGGTGCGGGTCTTCGGCACGAACAGCTTGGACCGGTTCTGGTAGTCCCGCGTCTTGTATTTCGAATCGCCGAAGTGCTCCTGGTGGTAGGCGCGGTAGCCGCGCTCCCAATGCTGCCGGTTGACCTGATTGACATATTGCAGCGCCTGCTGGTCGGCCTCGTAGACCATTTGCAGGAACTCGTTGTCGTCCGGTTTCTCGTCGAAGGGGATGTCGTCATCGCCCTCGACGTTCATCCCGGCCTCGCCGTGACCATCCTCGGCGCGCGCGAGCGTGCGCGAAGACAGCCCGATGTTGTCGTCGGTCGAGCTCGGCCGTGACTTCGTTACGCCGTCTTCGCCTGGCGGCTGGGCACGGAGCATTATTTATGCCCCGCCGATTTCACATCGGCGAAGTCGAACTTCTCGCGGTTGGCCTTGGCGAAGGCATAGGCCGCCATGTCGATCTGCCCGCGCGGTAGATGCATGCGCTCCAGCAACTCGCCGGCCTTGGCAACGATCAGATCGGCGTCGAGATCGGCGAACTTCTTCAGGTTGATCACCATGTGGAGGGTTTCGCCCATCAGCTCCGGGATCGAGAACCCGACAACGCCCTGCCTGGTGTCGGCGAAGCTCTTCCACGTGTAGCCGAAATAATGCTTGTTCAGCAGCTCGCCGATGCCGCGCGCCACCCGCATGTCGAACCCGGAATAGTCGTCCGAGATGCCATCCAAGGGCGGCGTGTAGGTTTGCGTTACGGTTGCTTTCAGGTTTCCGCGACCTTCGATCGTGGAAACTGCGTGCGTGATGATCTGGTCCGGCTGGTCCTCGATTTCAGCCATGGATCAACCCGGTGGCGGAGGCGGCGGGGATGAAGGCGGCTGGTTCAGGATCAGATTGATCGCGCGATTCACCAGCGCCTCAAGCGCCTTCATCTCGCTCTGCATCGCCGCCAGATCGCTCTTCTGCACGAAGACCGAGAGATCGACTGCGGCCGCGTGTGGCACGGCGGCTAGCGTAGCCTCAGCGGCCTTGAGCCTTGCATCAATATCCGCAAGTACGGTCGATGGCGCGACCGCCTTCGCCCCGCCGCGCAATACCGAATAGACATGCTCGAAGCCGGCGTTGATCTTCTGCACCATGGTCATGGCGCTGTCGCCCTTCTCGGTCGACAGGCCTGTGGCCAGCGTATCGTAGTGCGACGGCGGGCCGATGATCGGAACGAACGGGGTAGGGTCGGTCATGTGCAAACTCCTTGGACTGAGGAAGGCGGATCAGTAGGCCGCGACCTCGTCCCAATCAAAGCCCGCATAGAAGGTCCATGTGCCGGTCGCCGGGACCGTGGCCTGGATGACAACGCCCTCACCGGAGCCGGCCAAGATCAAAGGCTGCTCACCTGGTTGCTGACGGAACACCTCCGTCTCGGGCAGAATGATGGAGCCGAAAGCCGACGTTCCTGCCACCGTCTGCAGCGCGCGCAACGGGTTGGCATCGAGGGTCCGGGTGCCGGCCGTCAATGTCGCCGTCGCGGAAACCTGAATGGCGGCCTGCGTCGTGGCGTGGGAGGTCCGCAGCTTGGCGTTGTTGCCGGTCAGCGTGGCGGCGCCACCGCCGGTATCCTGCACCGTGAAAGCCCGCGCCACGTACCATTCGAAGAGAGCATCGCCAGCGGCAAAGCCAGTCCCGAGATCGTACAGCGAGAATTTCATGCGGCGGATTGCACACAGCGATGTCGGAACGGTCGCCGGCTTCCACAGGAAAGCGACGATCGGCGCCGCCGCACCAAGGCCGGCCGCCATGATGCCGCTTTTGACTGTGGTCGAATAGGAGCCCAATGCCCCGATGTCCAACGGCCGCAAGGTCGTGCGCGCGGCCAGCGTGCCAGTCTCAACTTCCTGCTTGGCACCCGTGGTGCCGCCGATCGTAACAACGCCCATGACCTTGGTTCCTTTTCAGGGTTGAAGTTTCAGATGACCTGCCAACCCACGGACCAGAGGCCGTAAGCGCGGTTATTGTCCCGGGTGGTGGCGTAGATCGTAAAGCCGACACCAGGGACGATATTGCCGGCAGTGACGAGAGGAGGATCGACCCAATGCTCATCAGCGCTATGATCGACCGTATCCTTGGCGACGATCCACCCGTCGATGGTGGAGGTGGCGAGAATACCGGGAAGCCCGGTGATCGTGAGCGAGGTGTCGGGGCTTCCCGGGAAGGCGCCGAAATCGATAGCCGTCAGGCTCGTTCCGGTCGAGAGCGCGAGGTTAAGCTTGCGAAGCACCTCGTCCCAGGAGTCGCCGCCCTCGGTTCCATCGCCGCTGTTCGGCGGCTGGTGCGGAAAAGCCGGGCGATTGAATGTCTGAGCCATGGTTACTCCCTACGGGTTGTCGTGTGGCAGGGGCGAATACGGACCCTGGCGAGACGTGTCTTCGTTGAAGGTGCGGCCGTTCGAGAACTCGTAGAACGGTTCGTGTCTCCGATCGTACTCGAACGCTGGATCGGCGCGGAGTACAAGAACCTTCCACGGCGTCTGGAGCGTGCGGACCTTGGTCGGCGGTTTGTAGAGAGCCATCAGGAGAACTCCTCCATCCATGAGACCGGCGTTGCCGAGCCGGCAATCGCATAGATTGCGGCCGTGGTTTCGAACACGAGTGCCTGCCCGATATTAGCCGCGAGCAGTGCGCCGTTCGCGAGCGTCACACCCGACGGGCCGAGCGCAACCACAACCGCGGCGCCGTTGATCACGGTCACGCGCTTGCGATCCCCGCGCGCAGGAATCAGAACGGCGGAGGTCACGGTAGCGGTATTGCCTTGACCGGAGGCAATTCCGTTTGATGGCACAGAAGGCATGGTGATCTCCTTAATTTTTGATGGATTAGCGAGATCGCTGCAAGGGGCAGTCGCCTTGCATGCTCGGCTTAGATTGACTCGACGCGCGCCAACCGCTTCTCGCTGTCTTAGGGCCTAGCCATCATGAGTCACGGTAGATGCGGGGCTCGGCGTTGATCGATTCGAACGGAATAGGCTTGGACGGATCGAGATCGTGGTGACGGCTCGCGCAGTCCAAGATGTCGTCATGCGGCGCGAACGGGTGGAGGCGGAATTCCTCGATGAAACTCCGCGTCAGGTCGTAGATATCGCCGTCCTCGTTGAGCCGCTTGATCGCGGTCACGATGCGGTATTTCTGGAACGTCGCGTTGCATGTGCGCTGCGCCCGCGTGAAGTTCTGCATCGGCCGGTAGACGATGGTGCCAACGGAAGGGTTCTGTTCTGGCGAGAGCGTCTCCCCCGGGTCCTGTGCGGCAATCATCCGCTTCGAATCCTCCTCGGTCCAGACATCCCACAGCGCCTGGTTAGCCAGTCCTCCGCCGTAGTCCGGGTGGTAGATCACCGCCGGCAGGTAGAAGATGCCGCGATTGAAATCCGGCTCCATGCGCGAGATCCGGTCGCCCTTCGAGTAAGTCCCGTCGCGCGGCGTCGCCAACTCCTCGATCTTGAACTGGTCGTCGTCGCGCTCCTGGTATTCCGCGATCACCTCGAGGTCGACCTGCATGCCGTATTGCTCATAGCCGACACGGACATGCTGCACGCCGGGGTGGTTCGCCCACTTCTCTCGGAGTTGGCAAAGCAGCTCGTAGCGCCGCGACAGCTTCATGCGGTGGCAGTAGCCGTCGAGCAGGTACTTATTCCCGCCGGTGTCGATGCCGATCACCAGGATGGCCGAGCGGTCCGAGCGCTTGGTCTTGCCCTTCGACGGATCGCACATGATGTAGACGTTCATCACCGACGGGATCACGTCGTAATGCTGGAGCGCCAGCATCGAGAAGGTCGCCTCGTTGCCGGCGATCGGGTTGAGCAGCATCTGAGCGTTCACGGTGGACCTCTGCTGAAGCTTCACGTCTTTCCACTTCTCGTCGGTGAGCAGAACCGGCTTGCCGGTGAGCGTTCCGTCGAGAGTGGCTGGGTAGATGCGGACCTTGATCACGCCGCGGTCGATGATGATGCCGTAGCTATCGGCGAACGAGTAGCGCGTCCCCTGCATCCGCTTGCGCGTCTTGCCGAGCACGCCGAGATTGTCCGACAGCTCCCAGCGCTGGGTTACCTTCTTCACCACGTCCGGGTTGTCGACCATGGTCTCGTTGATCAGGTCGTCGAAGTTCAAAATCTTGTAGTGCTTCCCGGTCCGCATGCCGTCGATCAGGCCGAATGCCTCGACGGTGGACTCCTTCGGGTTGCTCTGGCGCTTGACGACGATGCCCTTGTACCGCGACCACTGCGGCGCCTCGCGGCGCGGCTCGGCCCACAGCACGTCCGAATGCTGGCGCTTCATGTCGTCGTTGCGCTCGAACTCCTCCTGAATCTGTACCAGGAACGGCTGCGCAACCTTGTCGGTCCCCGAGATGATCGCGATCGTGATCTCAGGGTCGATCAGGATTTCCTGAATGCAGCCGCCGAACGTGCAAATCGTGCTCTTGTAGTGGTACCGCGCCCACAGATCGAGATACCCATCCGGGTCCGCTTCGACCTCCCGGCACCGGTCGAAGATCCACGGCACCCACATGTCCCGCCGGCCGCAGGTGACGCTCAGCAGGTAGAAGCGATCATTGCAGTTGAGCAGCGCCTTGTCGGTGTCGGTCCCGTACAGGTCGACCAGGCCGTAGAACTCCAGCGTCTCCGCCAAGTCCAGATAGGGCAGCTTCTCGACAATGAACCGGCCGAAGTCTGTGTCCTTGAGGTACCTAGTCCCCCGAATTTCCTTGGCCATTCGACTTCTTCAGACGCTGTTGGCCCCGCCAGGTCGCGATCTGCTCGATGAGCGCGGAGGTCTTCTCGTCCGGGGTCACGTCCTTCATGTCATGGCCGTTGGCGCCGTTCAGCGCTCGCGGCTCGTCCCCGCCCACCGAGATGTCGATCGAGGCGCCGCCCGAGAGCTTGGCGGCACAGGTCAGGGCGTCGATCAGCGCCGCGGCGCCGCGCATGTCGAGCAGCAGCAGATCGGGCTTGTCGGCCATCTTGCGCATGACGATGATGTTGAGCGCCATGCGCTCGCGGTTCTCGAGGATCGCGAGCGCCGTCGAGGTGCGGTCGGCCGCCGTCAACTCGGCGATGGTGGTGATCGACTGCTCGGTGTGCGTGTTGATCGTACCGACCGCTTGGGCAATCTCCTGGTTTTCGATCTGCATGCCAGCATTGGTCGATCGACGCGAGGCGACCCGATGAGTCGCGTCAGCTATCGGGTTTTTCGGAGGCGCACCAGGATTCGGCGGAATGTCTGGCGCCCGCTTGATGTAGCGCCCGACGGTCGAGCGCGATGCCGTGAAGTTGCGCGCCATGAGCTCGTCGAGGACGCAATTGACCGTCGCGGTGCGCCGACGGCTCACCAGCCAGTCATAGACCTTCTGGGCATCCTCCTGGGTTGCCTTGCGGCCGTCGCCGTCGACAATGTCGTCCTCGAAGGGCTCGGTCATTGCGCGGCCTGCGAGGCGAAGTCGAGTGGGCCGGTAGCTGCCCCGGAGGGTGTTCGGAGCGTGGGACCGTGTTCCGCCTCCGGGGCCTCGACCGATGCCGAGCTGAAATCCATAGGTTCCGCACCCACCGCGCCAGAAAAGTCCATCGGCTCAGCCCCGAACTTAACCCGTCGCTTGTCGATGTCCGCCGTGATCGAAGAATTGAGATCCCCGATCGTGCCGGCGGCGCCGAAGTGCGGGTTCTGCGCCATCTCGGTCGGCGTGAACAACTGGTTGACCGGCGTGTGCGGGTCCATCTTCAGCGCGCGCGCGCCGCGCCCAGCACCAAAGTGGTGGCCAATGTAGACCTCGGCATCGGTCGGCGCGCGCCCCAAGATGCCAGCCATCTGCGCCTTGGTGTCCTTGAAGAACGGCATGTAGCCTTGCGCCTGGACATCGGGGTCCTCGGAATCCCCGATGCCATACTGCTGGCGGAGATCGCCGCGCATCTGGAACAGACCCTTGATGGTCTTGCTCGAACGCGCCGCCGGATTGCCGCTGCTCTCGCGCTCGGCAATCGCCAGCATCGTGGCTGGGTCCTCGCCATGAGCCTCGGCGGCGCGGCGGATGGCAGCCTCAATGGCCGGGTTCACGGCGCGGGCGGAGCCGGCGGATTGACCTTGGTGTCGATCGCTCCGAGCGAAGTCGCAATCGCTTGGGCGTGCACGACAGCTGCATCAAGCGCGAGTTGCTGCTCGGGCGTCAGGCCGGCGGTCGGGATCGCGGCGAGCTTCGCAATGAGTGCGTCGACATCGGCAGCGACCGCGGTCACCTTGCCGTCGATGGTGGTCAGGGTGTCGCTGAGGTCCTGTAGCGTAGACATGATCTTCTCCTGGTTTCTGAGAATGGTGAGCAGGGTCAAGCCGAACTCCGCGTAGAGGAACCGACCCTCGATGTCCCTCTGGTCGTGAGACATGCCTACTCGGCGAATCCGTAGAGCGGCGAGATGTCGACCTTGAGGCTGTTGACGACCAGCGCCGGCTGGAGCGAATCCGGAGCGTATTGGCTGCCGCTGGCCGTGACATGGACCGCAGAGGAAGGCGGCATCGCGTTGAGGGCGAGTTCGATCGCGTGCATCACATCATCGCGGATCGTCTGCTCGGGCTCGATGCACCGGTTGCGGGCGACATCGGCCTTGAGGTTGGCGAGGACGGCGGCGGGTCGACCGACGCCATTGAGGGACCAGGACATAGGCTATCTCCGTTTTTTTGAGGGGTGATTTTTCACGGCCGCATTAGCGATCTTGATCGCCTTCGCATCATCCCCGCTCTCGGCGAGGACCTTATTGGCGATATCCGACCACTGTTTCTTCTTGGCCGGCGTCGAGGCTTTCTTGGTGTGCCGCGCGGGGCCGTCTTTAGGGGTCCAGGGAATTGCAGCCTCCTCTATCTTGTCGGTCGAACCGCTGCTGCGTCCGCCGATCGCTCCAGACCGTGCAGACCCAGGCGAGGCCCGCGAAAATAGCCGATAGGAGCGGGGCGAAGTGCAATAGCTGCTCCATGGGTGGTCAATAGCCGCCCTTGCGCTCGGATCGGGGCTTGCCCTTGCCCTTCTTCATCTCGGCGCGGTCCTGGCGCTCCTCGCGCGCGGAGCCCTCTGGAGCGCCGCCCTTGCGGTCCGATGCCTTGTCCTTCGCCGAGCGCTCGAAACGCTCCTTGCCTTTGCTACGCGCCACGGTGGCCTCCTTTGCGGTTCAGGTGGGGGTTCTTGCGTTTGGCCGCGGCCGAGGCGTGGGCCTTGCCGGCGCCGATGATCCGGGCGGCCGACTCCTTGGAGTAGCCCTCCTTCTCGACTTGCTTCTCGGCTCCAGAGAAGCCGACGTGCTTGATCTTCTTGGCCATCCTCAATCCTCTCCATCGAGTTTGCACAGTTCGAAACTTGCGAGCTGGAGCGCGCCGATCAGCGATCGGGTTACCCGGCCGCGCATGGCGTGGTTGGTGGCGTCCGTCCGGTAGAGGCAGGCGATCGCGATCCCATCTAGCTCGCCCGACCGCGCCATCTCGGTCAATTCCTCGAGGAACTCGATCAGCGCCGGCCGCGGCTCGCCTGGCGGCACGACCTGGGCGCCGTTGACGATCGAAACCACATTGTCGCTCATCAGCCTCTCCTCTCGGCAAAAACCACAATTTCAACCTGTGGATGGTTAAAAGGCCGGGTTTTAAGCCACCCTCGGCAGCCCGTACAACTTAAGATAGGCGCCTGAAATGCGAAGGGCCCGAACCGGTTTCCCAGATCGAGCCCTTCCTCATCCGCTGTTTTCGATGGGGTCCTTGCGGATTCGGCCCACCGAGGGCAAAGGGACAAGTCCCACACCACGCGGCTTCCCCTCGGGTATTCCCGAAACCTCATCCGGAGACCGGGACGCTACTGACGGGGGGCGCGTTGGCACCTCGGTCTCCGGTACGCTGAACTCACCGCAGGCGAATCACCGCCATGGGCAACCGGGACGATTACAGGTCCCCAGAAAAACGCAATAGGCCAATGACTTATGGACAACTTGCGTGTTTGAGTTATGCACAGGAAAAGCGTGGTCGGGACCGGTGTCTTACGGGATGGAACGGGATGTCTAGGATGTCTTGGTGGGTCGATAGTCCATATCAACGGCCGCCGCCGCATAGGCTTCCCAATCAACATGCCGCGTATCGATAGTCTCGACCGTCGAACAGTGGCCATATCCAACAGGTCTCTCCACATCGATCAGGTGGCGACGGACGCGCCAGATCCGCCAGTTGCGGCCATGGAAGCTTAGAATGCAGTGGTGGTCGAGCTGGGTCATTGGGCTGCCTCTGGAAGAGCGCCCCGCTTGGCCCTCCACACCGCATTGGCGATCGTGTTTGCCTGGTACGGCACGGGCCGCGCCTTGCGGTCCGCGATGCATTTGCCGATCTCGCGCCATTTCCAGCCGGCGGCCTTCAGCTTGATCGCAAGCTCGATGTCGTGGTTGGTCAGGAGCCTCTTGGCTGCGGGGGTCACGGCACCGGCCTCCTGATCTGCGGCCGCTCGCCGAAATACCGGCACGAGGTGCAAACGGCGAAGCCATCCAGTTGGATCGCGGACAGGACATAGCAGCCGCACTCGGTGCAG